TATTTGGTATTAATATCCATAAAGCTGGTGCTGACTCTACCTATGTAGAAAACTGGTCAGAAGGCTGTCAAGTATTTAAAAAATCTGCGGATTTTGATGCATTTATGGCAATCTGCAATAAGGCAAAGGCGATTCACGGTAACTCGTTTACATATACTCTACTTGAAAGCAAAGATATTGTTTAATATAAATCAAATAGACTCGATGAGTTTAGCGTTATTTGGTGGAATAAATAATAAAAAATAAAGAAAACAAATGGCAGCATTTAACACAATTCATGTATTCGGTTTTGGCGATACTCAGCTTATCGCAAAAGAGAAGAGCGGCACAGTAAAGTCAGCTACTTTAACTAAATTGCAAGCGTTCATCGACCACGTAAAAACCTTCAAACCAGCAGACGTAGTAGCCGCTGAAGCTCATGTAATCCACGTATTTGGAGACAGAGACGTTCGTTACTTAGGTCGTACTGAAAATCGTGAAGATAAAGGATCTTACTCTGTAAAAATCACTGAACTTAGCGCAACTATTTACAACGATTTCGTAAACGAATTGGTTGCAGCAGTAGCAGCACTTCCTGCACCAGTACAAGAGTAATTACTTTTCTAACAAAAAATAAAACACGGTGCCAGACTATATAAAAAGGACGTCAAATTGACTTCCTTTTTGTTTATTGAGACTAATAAATAACACTATATGAAACACATACAATTATTTGAAAGCTGGCAACGTGAAGAAGAGATCACTCTTACTTCAAGACAGGGCAGACCTATTATCGTAAAGACAAAACACGGTAAAATCGAAGAGATAACTAATGACTCTGGAGTAAGTTTTCCTTTTCATGCTGGACAACCTGTTACAGTTTTTATGAAAGGTTGGGCATGTAATCATGGATTCAGGTGGAATGGCAAAGATGCTTGCGATCCAGGAGAAAAGAAAGTATTTGGAATCAAAGCTAAGCATATTCCTAAAGGACACGAATGGCGCAGTATTTGGCCACACAAATTCAACGATTAACTATTTAACCAGTTTCTAAAGTTTAGAACGTGTACACTCTCGCGAACTCCTCTAAAATCTACAAAGATATTTTGAGCTTCATCTCTATTAATAATAATTGACTTATCCCAACCTGCAGTTTTTACATATGGAAATTCACTGCTTCGGGAATCAGTTGCAATATCAGTAACAGTTCCAGTATTTACTAACCAATCACCATTTGCAAGCTCCTTAGCTAGAGAAACAGTATCTCCTTTTTTAAGAACACGTTCAGAAGAAGTTCCAGGTGGATTAAATTTTGGTTCAGGCAACCAGTGCAACCATTTTTTACCGAGAGTTATCTCTATTTCGTTACCTGTTGCTCCTTTTATTTGTTTAGATTTCAGGATAGGTAAAGCTCCCCAAGTATTAAACTTTTCGTTTCGTTCAACTACCCATACTTTATCTGGAGTTACGTTCATTTGTTTAGGCACGTTTTCAGGCACAAACATTTCTCCTCCAGTCTGAGGAATTAGGTATATCTTTTCTTGAGGCAATACTGTATTTGCTTTAACAAACTCTTCAAGCTGTTCACTTGGACTAAGGTTAGAAGTAAAATCCAGAGTTACTGGCGGAATATTTGCCGGATTTAAGAGAACTCTGTGAATTTTTACTAAGTCTTCCCTGTCTGACGCTTTAAAATTAAATATTCTAGCCATTCTCTCCAGATATCTTTCGTTTTCTCTAAGCAAGTGGTCAATTGATTTATTAATTAAGAAATCTCTACCTTGCGGAGTCTGTCCGTCTACATTATAAAGCTTTAAAGTCTTGGCAGTTGGGCCGACTGTGAAAATCCAAAAGTATTTTCCCTGTACCATTTTATTGACGGTTCCCTCTTTTCTTTCATATACTTCAAAGATCGGTTTAGCTCTAGTTCCATCAGATAGAATTACAGTCGGTAGTGCCAAGCGAACAAGTCCAATTTTATCGCTCGGCACATCTGCCGCTGCAAATACTGATCCTGTTTCTGGATTTGCCAATTGGTGTAGTGCAACTCTAAAAAATTTAGTAATATCTGCAAGTTCAGATGAGGATACTTCTACTCGAGAACCGTCTTTTCCTTCTAATCCAACTACATCTAGTTTTGCTAATCTGTCCTCTACTCGATCTGAATAGTGTTGATCCTTTACACCAGCTGAATTTTTTGCTAATGCTAATGCTTCGTTAATGAAACCTATAAAGTCTTTTACCACGAATTGCTTACTTTCTTATTATTTATTTAATAAATAATCAAGAAAAGCTTAACGATGATCGATTTCAAGAAATATGAAACAGTCGCGGCAAAATTAACCTCTGCTGCAAACGCTTTATGGAATAAAGTAACATTTATTACAGTCGCTGATATCCTAGCGGGTGACGTTGATCTTACTGGATTAGACAAGAAATGTTGGGAACTAATGGATGTAAACTCAAATGCCATGCGATCTCTGTCTAAAGAGGTAGATTCAGTACCAGAAGATGAGTATTTTGAAAAATATGAAGATTTACATAATGCTACTGAAAACCTCCTATATCAATCTAGTGACAAACTAAATGCTATTGATATTATTATTAGTGCATTCCGAGAAATAGAATACAAAGCAGACGAAGATAATTTCAAGGACAAATTTGGTGATATTCAACAAATTAACCTAGGAGAATCAGTTATTCGTCTAGAACGAATTACTATGCTGTAATTCGTAAGATAAATAATAAAAAAAGATAAGTTAGAATGTCAAATTCAATTAACAAATTTTGGGCAAAAACGTTCGAAAGTTTTATCAACTTCGACTCTATTTTTGAAGCGTCTACCCTAAGTAAGACTGGTATGCCAGATAAGATGGTGACCGCTATTCATAAAAAAGCTGAACACTGGGATGAATATCCAAGAATGGCGCACACTTACCGTGGAGGAACAGCGATTCCGATGCCGTATAAATATCATGCACCATCTCACGATATTGAAATTAGCGAGCCTAAAGTGTTTACTGGTAAAAAGACTAATGTTGATCCATATAGTGGTCGCGAAATTAAAAGTTTCTACACTGACTTTCACTGGTTTATTGAGTCTCTACCTTTTGGACAAAATCGTGTCTTGATCGCAAATCCTGACCTAGATTTTTACATGTATATTTATGATAAATCAAAAAGTAAGGGAGCTACTGGAATGCAGTATGCAATCTTATGGTGGGATAAAGATCGTAAGCGTGCAGTTGACTTCGGTTATTCTGAATTAACAACTCAAGCAGTTGACCGTTCTAGAATTCGTGTAGTACATGATACTAAAGGTGGAAACCGTAGTGATAAAATTCAAGAATTTATTAGATCAGCGACTAAAGAAGGTGAAAAAAATTATGCACCGTCTACTAGTAAACCATTATACGCATATAACTTAGATGTAGACTATAGTGGACAAACTGAACCTAGAGCTACACGTAAGGGCAGAGCCGGTTCTGCCGCTCCAGTAACATCAGTTGCTCTAATCGATGTATTTGCAGAGCGTTATAAAAACTTGCTTTCTATTTCTAAAGATGCAGTTAAAGGTAAATTTGTAGCTCAAGTCAATGCTGCCGAAGGTTATGCTCAGCCTTCTGCTCCAGTAGAAGAACTTGCAAGCTCAATTGAAGTTGATGCTAACCAATTAATGTATTTCCTTTTCACTAAAGTTAGAGATTTTAGAAAAGAATTATACGGACTTGGTGCTGGTGCATACTCTAAAACTACTGGCTTCGAATTAGAAGCTGAAAATAAAATTGCTGACTCTTTTCCAAGACGTTCATATGCTGCAAGATACGAAGTTTCTTCAAAGACATTTAGTCCAGACGAAGAGCGTGCAGATCCCGAACAAGGATTTAGAGAAGCTCAACCTGAAAAATACAGAAGATCTCTTCCTGTTGCTGGAGAATATGCATCTATTCCAAGTATTATTAAAAACCATACACTGGATGGAACTCTATTCCGTTTCTTATATTACACATTAAGTGGAAAAATCAATGCACCTAAAGTTAATATTCTTGCTCTATTAGGAATCGATCCTGATCAAGAAGATTTTACAGGATTGCCTGATTTTGAAACTTGGACTCTATAATACAATGAGCCATAAGTACATCAAGCTATTTGAAAGTGTCGAGGATATTAAAGATAAAAATATCCTCGATAACTTAATTATTCTGGCTGAAACTGGAATATTAGATATTACTGATACTGACTTTACTGATGTTGGACCACGCAACGAGGGCTACGAGATTTACCTGGTAACTGACGATGGGAATGTAGGTTTCCACTGGGATTCGGAAGAGTCAACTGAATATACTGGCGACAGCTGGTGGGACATGTTAATCTATTATACTCGTACAATTGGAGATACTCGTTATTCTCTTATTATGAGAGGAAGCGGTAAGGGACATGGAGACGAGGTTGAACTTGAAGAAACTGAGTCAGTCTTAAGACTATATAGCAAACCTGCTACAGAAAAAGCCAGATTTTAATCTGGCTTTTTTTATTTTAATTTAATATCAAGACCCATTTTCTGCATTTTGATAATGACTTCAGCATTACCCTTTGCATCATCTACTGGGTGATGCGTGTGTACAGTGTCTCTAAGATGTTTCCACTTTGCACGCGAATCTTTTACTAAGCCACAGTACATGTCTCCAATTCTTCTACCTGAATATCCAAATGGGTTTGAACCCAAGAAATAGTGAAAGTAATAATTGACCCATTGCCAATCGAATGCAAGGTTATCTGAAATAAAGACCGGTCGGCCGCTTTGGTTATTAGCTTCAATCCAGTCTTTAAACTCCTGCATCACGATAGCCGGGTCTCTAAATCCCATATGCTGGTCTCGAGTAATGCCGCTTATTGCAAGAGATTCAGGTATCCATTCACCTGAAATTGGTGCTACTTCTCCATAAAATGTTTTGCTTAAGCTTGGTTCCACAATTACTGCGCCAAACGACACCATTGAATATTTGTGTGGAATCGGTCCGTCTGCTTCAATATCTACTACGATTAAACTCATAATAATAAAAATTTCTTTAATTTGTTAGTTATTTCTTCTTCGAATACTCGAGTATAGCGATTGCCTTCAGTTGGAGTTTCGCCATTTTTTATGGCGCATACAATATTAACTTCTCTCCATTCTCCCTGAGAATCGTGATTGCCCCATTGATCCCATACCGAATAGCTATGATCGACTATTGAATATCCTTCTTTTTGCAGAAACTCTTTCATTTCTGACTCTTTAAAATAAATGTCTAGTTTCATCTTATTTGAATCCTACTTTACTACCTTTTTTAATACGTGGTGCGTTTTTTAAATCTCCTAAGTGTTTGATTGACTCTTCGAATGTTTTTCCCATTACGATTACCGAAATAATAAGTTCCTTTAAGTGAGAAAGAGACATGTTTTCAGTAAGCTGGATCCATTCACCAATATTGATTCGATCTAAATCCTCTGCTGTAAGTTTTGATTTGATGTAAGCTTCTCTTACCTCGCGAGTTGGCATTTCAACTTGGTATCTTCTATCAAATCTGGCAGGACGATTCGTGATCCTCTCTTGTAACTTCTCGGGATAGTTTGTTGTCGCGATATAAACTACATTCTCAATCTGTTTGATCCCATCCAGGATGTTCAGGAGCTTTGTGGTAGAGTACCGATCCTCTCCAGCTAAGGAGTCAATGTCTTCAAGGATTACAATCAGCGGTCGATCTGGCTCAATTATTTTAATCGTGGTGATAAACTCTGAAAAATAGCGGATTTCATCCTCGTCCTTAATGTTGATAACTATTCCATTCTTCTTTTCAATAATGTGTTTTATACAAAGCTGGATAATACCTGATTTGCCACAGCCTGGGTCTCCATACAATAGAATCCCGCGTTTGTGTACAAAATTATAGTCGCGATAGGTAGAACGACGTTCCCAAAAACATTCAATATCTTCAAGAATACTCTTGATCTCAGCAGACGGTAGTTCATATAACTCGTCCACGTTCATTGGTTGTTTCTTCAGGGTATGCGCTTGTAAAGAAGCATTCCACTTTATTTCGTATAAACCACTAGGAATTGTTGGAGTGGTTGGAAATGCAGCAACATACTCCTCTCCTTTCATCGAGCTCCAACAGCTTGGGTTGTCAGGTCTCGGTTCATCTTCAGTAGTGTCGTCGTCGTCCATTAAATCGGATACTATGCCGAGCTTTCTTTCAAGCTCATCGATCGTGAGTGTCTTGTTTTTTGTCATATGTACAGTTTTTAATACTATACAAAGAAACCCGCAAAAAGTTTAGAAAAAGGTTATTTAATGTACTTAGAAAACCACTGAGGTTGTACATTCTTCTTGATGAGTTTATCAAGATCACCATCGTCACGTCGATACACTAGAGAATTAAGTCTCTTTTTAATTTCTTTAAGCTGTGGAGGTAGCTCATTTGGTGAGCCTCCATCTACAAAAAAGTCAGTAGTTTCAGTACCATCTAAATTAAATTCAATATCAGTATACGGCGGAGTCCAGTAGTCTCCTGGATCATGATCCACGCGTATTTCAAATTCAGTACTAAACATAAAGGTCACATCAACTGCTGGATCCATGTCAAAATACTGCAAGTACTTTTCATATTTTTTGTCTTTACATAAGACTCTAAAATTTATGTCCCATTCTACTGGCGAGGCTGACACATCAGATGCATCACTTGCAGCATTTTTTAATTCATCGCTAACTTCGTGAGAAAGAATATCGATTTCTGGAATATTAAAAAATGCAGTGTTTGCAGTTTCAGTAACTACCATTGAATAAAACTCGTTCCATAACTGATCTCGCTCTTCCATATTGGAGTCAGCTGATTCTAATATGTACTCTACTGGATCAACCACATCTTCGATTTCTCTAAGAGCAGACTGAAGATTTGCATGTTTTAAGGTCTTCCAATGCCATGGAGTTTTATTATTGTTTTTCACGACACTGATCTTGCCAGGAGTCTTAAGATTTAGGACTGATCTAAGTGCATCTTCACTTAAAAATGCTATTTTTGCACTACGCAACTGTCCATCTTGTCTAGTAATTCGATAAAAATCATTTGAAAGAAATAACATTGTTACTCCAGTGTGAAGCTCAGCACTGCCAATTACGTGGGTTGCGAACAGAGACTTTTTACCAGCCTTTTCTTTTCCCTTAATTAGGACCACTGCACCAAATCCAACGGACTCATCTATCTTTTCAAAGTAGCTTTTTATATGCTTTGCCATTATCTAGTATTTCTTTATCTTATTTATTCTACAAATAAAAATAAGTTGTGATCGATAAATAACATAAATACTATATTTTCGTTTTGAAGAAAAATGTTTATACCTTTCGTCAGTGGTTAGCTGAAGAAGTTGAATATCACAAAGAGCTTTGTCCAAAGGTATGGAATAATCACCAGCTTGATCCAGAGGTAAGAAAAAAGTTATTAGCAATAGGTCAAGACTTTTGGGAATCACTAAAACTTGAAGTTCCAGTAGTGGATGTGCAATTAACTGGTTCACTTGCAAATTTTAACTGGACTAACTCATCTGATTTGGACGTACATATAATTATTGATTTTTCACAAGTTGATAAAAACGTTGAGCTAGTACGAAAAGCGTTAGATGGTCAGAGATTTATCTGGAATCAACGTCACCCAGCTATCGTAAAAGGACATGATGTTGAATGTTATGTACAACATAAGGACGAACAGCACGTTTCGTCTGGCTTGTTTTCAATCCTAAAGAATAAATGGTTAGTTACTCCTACCTGGAATCCTCCACAAGTTGACGAAAAAGACGTTAACGAAAAGGTAAGGGTAATTAAGTCTGAATTCAAAGAGATTAAATCAAGAATGCGTGGAGCATCGGCTGAAGAATCCCTTTCTCTATATGATTATCTTGAACGTTTTAAGAAAAAGATTATGGCAGATCGTAAAGAAGGACTTGCTACTGACGGCGAGTTTTCAGTAGAAAACCTAGTATTTAAGGAGCTGCGTCGTGACGGCACCATCGAGGACATACTAGATACAATGAGTCAGATTTATACAAATATCTATCAAGATTAAATAAATAATAAAAATAACTCAAATAAATGGCATTTATTAATTGGGGTTCTGAGAGCCCAGAACAACTAGCAATTAGGCGTCAAATCGAAGAGCAGACGATGTACGAACAGATGGTAATGATGGCACAAAGCAGAGCAGGTCAAGCTCCTGGTGCTGCTGGAGTAGCTGGTGGCGGTGGCGGAGGTCTCACTAACTTTGCTGCACTGTTCAGTCTATATGAAGGACTAACAACATACGCACAAAGTGCAACCAGTGACGAAGCCGGTAACATATATACTTTATCTTCTGTAGAAACTGAAGGTGATAAAAATAATGTTCTACGTAAGATATCGTCTACTGGAGTTATTATTTGGGAAATCATAGTAGAGTCAAGTATGCCAGAATCCGATATTACGCCGAGTCGTATTAGATTGTCTCCTGATGGGTTTTTGTATGTGGTCGTAAGCGCAGGTATCTCAAAACATATGACAGAGGACGGTACTTTGCTTTGGACCTATTTAGTCGATACTGATGTTACTAACACAGATATGATTTCTGTGGCTTTCTTGTCAGATGGAACACCAGTAACACTTTCTGACCTTGATGAATTTGATAATGGTATTGAAACATCTTTATTATGTACCTGGGATAAAATCACTGGTGCTAAACTTACAGAAAAACAATTTGACTTAGGAATCGGTGATCAATATTCCCAAGCCGATATTATGATTGACGCGGAAGATAACGTAATTCTGGCCTTAGATTATGATGACGGTGGATATGGTACTGTGATAATAAAATGGAATTTATCTGACGATAGTGAAGTATGGCGTTACGATATCTATGAAGATGATTATGATGATCAAGATCAAGACGTTACTGGATTAGGAATGGATCAAGAGGGCAATATCTATGCTAATGGTTATGGCCGAGGACTAACAAAATTAAACTCAGACGGAGAATTGGTTTGGGCAAGGGTTATAGACGAAGACTTAAACTTATATGGACTAGCCGTTTCACCAGTTGGAGATTGCTATATGTATGGTGATGATTATGAAGCGCTTCAGGTTACTAAAATATCATCAGACGGAGATTTACAATGGAGCTATCGTGTTACTGCAGCAGATGATTTAGACGATTCAGGATGGGACGATAACGCAATTTCTTCGGCACAATGGTCTAACGGCAAGCTATATTTAATGGCACGATATGACTGGGATGATGATTCTGATGAACAAGAACTTATACTTCGGGTTGGTGATCAGCAAATTTCGGGTGTCTATGGACCTTTTACTTTTACTCCATATTCTCAAGAGATGATAACAGTAAATCCACCAGATAATGGACATACTGCAAGTACGGCTAATACCAATATTTTATCAAATAGCGGTGCTACATTAAATACTTTTTATACTAACCTCATAACAGTTGAAATAACAAATTTACCATAAATATGAAAACATTAATAGAAAATAGCATTTTGGTTAAACGCACAGGAAAAGGCAACCAAGTAAAAACAATTTTTAACTCTGCAGAAACAGAGTCACAGAAGTGGTTTGATATCTCAGGACTTTCAGGAAAAAGAGTATCAGTTGAGTATTCTTACACTGAAGACTCCCTAACTAAATTCGGTTCTCTGTTTATCAGTATACCGGAGTCGTTAGATGAATCTGCTGTAAAGGAACACATAATTTCTGCAATAACAGAATTTTTATCAAATCCTGCATAAACGCCAAGTTTATTTTAACGTGAATAGGCGAAGATTCCTTACACGAATTAAAAGAATACTTATAAGAAGTAAATAAATAATAAAAAAAAGAAACTACATGCATCGTTTTATCGACTATAGAAAAATTTTTGAAGCAGAAGAGACTGGAACCCCAATTGATCCTGCACAAGTAACTCAATCCCAACCTACACAAGCAGAAGCACCAGTTATGACTGGCATTACCGCTCCATCTGGAAAAAACGCAATGTTGATAGTATATCTTACTGATGCGGATTCAGAACAATTATCTGATTTTGCACAACAAGGAAATCAAACTGGAGAAATATTTGTTCGTCCAGCGGTTTTAGTGGACAAGAAAAATCCTGATCCAGCAAAACCGCTAATCGTTCCTAATTTTCCAACAGACCTTAATGTTGCTCTTGCAGTGGCAGTAGACGATATGACAAAGACGTATCCTACAGCTGATGCAGCGCATGGAGTTACTGCGGAAAACACACTAGTATTTAACGTGTTACCAAAACAACTTTCTGGATTATCGGATATTGACTCCGGTCCAGTTACGCTACCTTTTAACACTAAAGCTGGAGATCCAAACTCAGCAATGAATGTAATGTTTATTAAAACTCAAGCTGGTGCTCAAAATGCACCAACTGAACCGGCTGAACCGGCTGAAGCTACTGCATCTAAAACTCCTGAGATGATTCAACAAATGGCAGACACTGGAACAACTGCTCCTGGTGCTCTTACCTCGACTGGTGCAAATCCTACTAAATCAATTAACAGCTTCGACGAATTCGTTAGCGAATCTAAAAAGAAATGGATCGCAGATATTGATATGAAGAAAGGAGCTCTTCGTAAAGAGATGAAGAAGGGAAAAGAAGAAAAGATTACTAAAGCTGATATCTTAAAAAAAGAAGCTAGCTTGAAGAAAAAAGACAAGGACAAGAAAAAACCAGGTCTTCAATTAAATAAAAAAGATGCTAAGACTCACAAGAGAGATGTTCTTGCTCTTAACTTAATGAAAGCATCTGGTGCAATCAGCGAATCGAGACAAGAAAAAATCAAAGGTGCAAAAGATCAATTGGTGAAAATACACGAAGTTATTTCTAAAATGATCGAACAAACTGCACGTAAAAATAAAGGAATCTAATATGAAACTTAACGAATGTTCATGTGGCTGCGGCGGAATGTCAGATGGCTGTACTAGTAATCAAAAGGAACAGGAAAACTATATGTTTTTCGGAAACTTGGAAACTATTAAAAGAGCTGTTGATTCTCTTCTACAAATGGATCCACAAAAAGTTGACGCTATCCTAAAGGATGGACATAACTGGGCAGCAGATCATATTGCTACTTCAAAGGACGATATCGAAGAAGTTGCAGGATTCTTAATGAATCGTATGGGTGAAAACCAAATGATGTCTCAACCTAACGAAAAGAGTATGGGATACGTACAAACATTTGAAAGTTTTGTTAAAAAATATGGAGAGAAAATAACTCCAGAAGAATTTAAAAAGATTAAGAAAAATACTAAGATCGTATATTTAGGTACACCATACACTGTTGTAAAGAATGATGACTCAGTTCTGCATCTTAAATCTGAAAAAAGCGGTCACGAAAAAACAGTCAACTTAGGAATGTTTAATCATGGCGGCGCAATCACTGGATAAACTAAAAAAATAATAAAGAATGAACACGATTTACACTTTCGCAGAATTTATCAATGAGGCAAAGAAAATGCCAAAGATGAAAGAGGAAGCTCCAGTTAAAAAGGTAGCAAAGAAAAAAGAAGAAAAAGCTCCAGCCAAAAAGGTAGCGAAGAAAAAGATAGATCAAGACGGCGACGGTGATATGGATTTTGCTGATGCAAAAATTGCTCAATACACTGCGGGTGGAATGGACAAGAAGAAAGCAGTTGCTGCTTCTAAGAAATTCAATAAGTAATATTCTTTAATCAAAAAGGAAAGCCAGCACTAAGCTGGCTTTTTTAGTTTCCGATATAGAGTATCGTCGGATTATTTTTGTGTACATCGATTCCAGGATATTCCCTCTTAAATTTTTCTAAGTTAAAAGGTTTAGTAATCAGGTGTATTCCATTTTTTGTTGAAATTATGTCAAGACATTTACTATTTTCTAAACTGCCATCTGGAGTTAGCTTAGTAATAGGCTCACATCTATATTCAATGAAAGCACACATCAGTGGACTCACTTGGTCGACTCCATCTAAATCAATTATCCATCGCTTTTCCTTACCCGTTGCATAAGCTCCGCATACTGAATCATAGGCATTACGAACTGACTTATAATCACGGTTCATAATAATATCTGTCACTTTTTTAAGCGTATGAAATGCAACCATCTCAAAAGATCGAACGTTAAGATTGATGTAGGCACGTGCTCCATGAAAATCACACAGAGCAACAATCTCAGGTTCGACTGCATCGAGGTGATTGACTGATCTGATATAATAAGTCTTAATCACTTGAGAGTTTGACCCAAGTTCAGGGTGTTCTTTCTTGCGTTTTAAAACCTGAAGATGATAGAAGTCGTCCTCACTTTCAAAGCGAATCAGTTTCATAATCTGTTTAAAATTATTGGTCATCTTTTTCTTTTTTTGGAATTGGGCCTTCTCCCTTTGTCCATTGTTTAAGATCTTCCAATGCATACCACCCATAATTATCCTGCGAGTCTTGTGGATTGAGCCAAAAGGTTATTTCCTTTTTTGATTCGTCTTTCCAACGAGGTGAAAGAGCATTAAACTTTTTGCCGGCTTTTTCAAGTATCTTATGAATACCTGTATTAACTACTGCTTTTTCCAAGTCTAATCTATCTTGGTCAGTATCAGTCATTGATTTTTTAAAATCTTCAGGTATTCTAGACACGATCGCAATAACTAGTCCGCCATTTTTAAATGCACCAGAGCCACCAGTCCAAATTGCAATATCCTTATTTTGAAAAGCGGTTACAAACTCATCGCAAATTAACTCGTCTTCAACTAAAAATAAGAATCTAGACTCTGCCCAAAAACCAAGTACTGAGTCTCTAGTTGGATCCCAATGCGAAGACTTAGTTAACCATGAATAATCTGAATTGACTCTCCATGAATCCTTCATCGCAATACCAAACAATTTCTTTTTGGTGCGCTTTACGCTTTTATCCATCGACCACTGTGGAACCTCAAGTTCTACCTTTTCAATGATACTGTCGCACTTAGTTATTGTACGTGAGTCAATTCCGATCTTTGGAGATTTTATTCCAAAAAAAGATTTTTCCGAAGAAATACCAAAGCGACTATTGATTCCTTTGATACCCCATTCATGTTCTGCACAGTAATCTGCACCTAAATTAACTGCAATAATTTCTTTGTCATCACCAATCCAGAATTGGCCATCTGTTCCTTTTCTCATTATATTAAATCAAATTTAGTTCCTAACTTTTGTTCTAATTCTTCAAGTGAAAATTTGTGAAATGCGGCAGAAAGTAATTCTAGTTTTTCTTGTCTTACTAAACCTCCGTCCATTCCTCGATCTTCGAAAAAGCCTACTGTTGCTAGATTAGAGTTGAGGTCAGACACTGCTTGAGCAATATTTTTCAATTCATCCTCACTAGCATAATCGTCGATGTATTCAATAATATCATCGTAATCAATTTCGATGTCAGCATCAACGTCTTTATACATCGTTCTGCCTCTTTTTCTTCCTTTTGTCATGATTTTTTATTTTAAATAGTTAATGATTTTTTCTTTAATTCCACACTGTTTTATTCCTTCTTTTGATTTAGGAGTTAACACAAAATTTTCTAATCCCCAATCTTCTCTCTTTTGCATTTGCAAGTCATCGACTGCAACCCAATGGGTAATCTCAGTATGCTCGCGTAAATACTGCAATATTTCTAGAGTACGACACTGTTCTCGATCCCGATTATATTGCCATGGAAAATCTTTAGGTTGTTCACAATTCTTCAAATCCGGAGTAAAGGCAATTGGTTTTTTTGCGATTCCTTGTTGTTCATAATAGTCTCCCATCTCCTCAACGTTTGCAAAGTTTTTCCAGTCAGAACTAACTACGATTTCTGCGTCAGTTTCTTCTAGGATTTTATTCAGTACAGTGATGGCTTTTTTATCAAAGTCGTCGAATCTACAGTCTACTGGCAATCCATAATTTGGAGAAGACATTTTAGGTTTTATGTCAGACTCTCTGTAAAATTTATCTTTTTTCTTTGCGCGACCTCCCCAGTTTTCAGCAAGGCAAATCACTCCATCATGATCTAAAAATATTACTTTCATATTGTATAATTTTTGTTTTACATACTTATAACAAAGTGTAAAAAACATTAAAACGATTTTTTACACTCAACCGTTATAAAGAATTTATTGTTAAATAAGTTAAACAATCTTCAACACACTCATCAATAGTGTCAAAACCGAACCAATTTCTTGTTTTTACTCCATCAACATCCCAAATATATTTGTAATAAGTTTCCTCACTTTTTGTTCTCATTACCTTTTCAATCTTAACAACATTTCCTGAGTTGAAGATTGCTCTCATTTTTTCTTCTAATGTAAATTCCATCGTATTTTATATTTTATTGTTAATAAACTCTTTATAACAAATGATAAACAACATTAAAACGATTGTTTATCATCGGACGTTATGCCCAGATTTTCTAAAGATATTATACTAAAATTTTAATAAATAATAAAGACCGGCGGACTTAAATGTCCCACATTAGGACCGGTTATAGTTTAGGCTATAAGAAAACGTCGACCTCGCTAGTCGACGTTTTCGCTTTCTATCGACCTGCGGTAAGTTTGTGTTTTACTGCAAGCTATTATCATAACTTAATAATACTACAAGTTTTGATAAAATAAAAAAGGATCTCAAAAAGAGATCCTTTAGCAAGAGCCTGACGTTAAATTTAGAATTGAGTGCCGCAGCTTGGACAGAACTTCCAATTTGCATGTTTGATGCGAGTTCCACAGTTACTACAGTAATTGCGAATGTCTGATGCCTCTACTGGTTTGCTAGATTCTGGTAAGATCTGTAGTTCAATTGATTTTGAACACCAACTAGAATAATTAGACGAATCACTGCTAAACTGTTGGCTTGACATTTCTCCTCGTTCTGCACGACCAGTCTCAAGTGAACCAACTGGCTGCAAATTAGAATTAGTAAACGAAGCATTTACTCCAATTGAACCAGTAAGATCAGCTGAAGTGTTAGAATAAAGACAGTTAACTGTAGTGCCTCCAAATACTGGAGGATTCCAGTGCTGTGGTCCGGTTGTGTAAACATATGTTGAGATAGACGGATAGTTAATCGTCTGTTCATCATAGAATTCTACACGGAGTTTTCCATTATCCGCAATTGCTTCCTTCGCGTCAGTTGAATCCTCAACTTCGTAGGTTTCAAAGAGGAATTTTTTTGACTCATCAAGCCATCGTTCTAAGAAAACTCTTTGGCCTGGACGAATCACAATTCCAGATGAGGAAATTGAGATCCCATTCAAGTAGATCTTTGCGAGAATTTTTATACTTTTTGGATTGAATAATTCTATCTCAAAGTGAGTCTTGTCTTTAAGATAGACTTTATCGCCGTAGTGTTTAAGGCGATTTCGGTTTACTGCGATAGTCGCAGTGGGTTGTTGCCAACCTGTAAGTGTTGTATGGTACATAGTTTACCTGATTATTTTTAATTAAGCAAACGTCTTTATGGCGATGAAACCATTCTAAAGCCACTAGGACTCGACGCCGACTAGAGTGTCAGGCTCTTATAGTTATATACTCTAAATGGTAAAAGAGGTTTCGTTGACTGGGATTACTTGATAATTAGGAGGTCCCATTTGCTTGTCGTACTTTAGGATAAAGTTAAAAAGCAAAGAAATTTCAGCAAAGTCGCTATAGTCAATTTCCTTACCCATTTTTTCAGAAAGCTTGATCTCGTTTCCAGTATCGAGTGCAGACAAGATTAATTTATTAGGATAAGTCCAGTGGCTTGCACTAGAATAATGTAATGAATATTTAGTACCAGCATCTATATCTTCTACGAAAATTTCGTATTCATGTTTATTATTTTCAAATACTTTAAATTCCTTCATCTTCTTTTTTTATTTAATAAATCCTTTAATCTTTTAATTTCAGCAATTACATCATCACCTAATTCAATTTTAGACATCATTGATAAGTCTACCACTTGAGAGTATAATACATCAATTAACTCTTGTTGTACTTTGATTGTTTCTTCGTTATTCATCTTTTTTCTTTCGTTTATTATTTCTATTAGTGCATTACCGTGGCATAATTTGGGTGCACACCAGCACCCGAGAGTCTTTCCTTCTAACTCATGTAAATGATCTAATAACCATTTACCGTCGCCTTCTAGAATCCACTCCTTGTATTTCTGAACGGCTTCTTCTCGACTAGCAACAATAAATTGTGCGGCGGTCTTTTTATCAGCGATATGGGTAAATGGATTCCCCCATTTGCTCGGTCGTCCGATATACACGTCGTGTGGGTCCCTTTTAAAATGTACTACTTTCATCCTTAATATCTTTTTAACATTGGATATTCAATAATGGTAACGAACCTTTTGTCGATTTCATAATGGTGTTCCAGTACTTCTTTTAATAACTCATCTTTAGTGTCTTTACAATACATGTACCAAACACTGTCTCCGCTACATGCCATTTGCCAATACCCAATATGCTTCCAACCTAACCAGGTTTTCTTTTGAATTAGATAATCCTTTGCTGGATTGCCACGTTCAATAAATCTTATTTTTATCTTTTTCATATTATATAAAAAATGTTGATATCCATAAGCCAATTAATCCACCGAATGCACCGCCAATCGCATAACCTGCCCATTGGTGTAGAGCGTCCTCACTCTTTGCAATCTTACGAACTACAAAAAAGTTGAAGGAGGCAATGATAAAATCAGTGATGACTGTGCCTGGATAATTTACCCATGCAACAAATCGATAGTTGATAACGAGTAGCAAATACAAGAGTAACTGTATTGCAAAAAAGAGGAAAAATTCCTTGAGTTTAATTTTATTGATTTTCATATTGTAGTCTTTCGTCGGCGTTTAATAAGCCTTTGCCGTATTTTTCAATTCGCTTATTATATCTTTCTTTTACATAGTCATGGATTCGTAATGAATTTCCTTCGTCATCAATACGTACAAACTTAATATTGGTGTGTACAACTACACTTTGTTTACCTGTGTAGACATTGTGCTTACGAACTTCAAGATAAACCGTCACTGAAGTATTACCAAATTCAAAAATGTTACCGTATACTTTAAGGATATTACCAACTTTTACTGGATGCTTAAAGATAAGCTCGTCAATTTTTAGAGTGACGACACGTTGAGTGTCGCAAATTTGAGAAACATAAGAAGCTGCAGCATCATCAATAAGAGATAAGATAGTTCCACCGAACATATTATCATGCACTCCAATATCACTCTTCTTACAGATATACGTAGTAATTAATTCCATTAGCTTTGAATATTTGATTCAAATGATTTGTTTTGTGCAATCTGATTAAAAGGTAAAACCACTCTAATGTTATACTTGCCAGATTGATTATGGTTATAACTCATGTGCTGAATTATTTTTGCATAAAAATTATCCATTTCCATGCCAGAGCCATCTGCCATATTGATAATATCATCAAATACTTTGCTCTTTACTGCATATGCGTGTAAACACACAATCTGATTTCTAAAAAACGGTTCAATTAGTCCACCGAAATAGAGCACGTCCCAATCATGTAGAATTTCTTGGTTTTGAGTGAGCAGCTGATTTGGATCTTGCAAAAAAGTAATATCGTCCTCTAAAATAAGAACTCTCTCATAACCTCGAGTTTTCGCTAATTCAATACACTTAAGCTGTGCAGCTTTACAGCCTAACTGACCTAGTCGATATTTCATATCGCCCTTTATAAAATTACGATATAACTTAGGCGATGGTAATTCAGTAAGTTGTACTCCTTCTACTCGTTCAAAATTTTTAATTCTAAACTGGTTAAACTGTGTAAGGATATGCTCATTGCGGGCAACATCCTTACTCATATTGATATAAAAAATTCTATCGAAATAAGAGTCTAATGTTATTCTAGGATAGGTAAAATCAGCCATTACTTATAGCGAGAGCAAATTAATTTCTCTTTTCCAAATAAGTTCTTCGCCACACCAGATTTCAATAACTTTTTGATCAGTCTTCGCATGGTTAGCATACGCAGCGACATTTTTAATTTTATCATATACACGTCGTTCTCCGTTGCTATGGACTAGAGTCACAACATCTCCTCCTGGAGTTAAGCTAAGATCGTTTTTTCTGTGTGAGTCGTTTACTATAATTTTTCTAGGCATATTGTTTGAGTTATTTTTTTACGGTATGTTCTATGTTAACTCGGATGCAAGTTTGAGGTTGGGCTTCATTCATTAAAAAATTATTAATGTATCCCATGATATTTGCAGAGCCGATTGGGTTTGCGGAATGAGTTACGACGATTGGGAAACGGACAATTGACTCTTTTTTTTCCGGTCTAGATTTTCCTTGCCATTCTGGATTAGTTGTATAAAATTGACGAACTAACCATTTAGCACTGTCCATGCCAGTAGATTCAGTAATATTTACATAGTCCAGTTTATAGTGTGGACTTACATTAGTGAAGTATTCATGCATTGCCGAATCATCAAGATCGTGATCCAGGGAGATCATTTGAATATTTTCCAAGCCCAATTCAACAACTTTTGATACTAATTCATCATGCGTCCTAACTACGATCCAGTCATGGTCAACCGGAGTTCTAACATCGTCTAAATATATTCTATTTTTCATTATCGTGTAATATAATTAATTGTTTGATTTAATAATACTATATTGAACCATAATATTAAAATTTGGTGGCTACTTTATTGATAAATAACTAAAAATAACTTACTGACATGCCAGGAAGAATTCTAAACTTTTCAGAGTTTTTTGGTAAATATTCTAAAGATACTGAAAAGAATCTAGACGATTTTACTAATGCTGCATCTAACTTCGAAGAAGGATTTGATGACGAAACATACAATCAAAATCAAATTGGACCAAATCGCCCAGTTGCTGGTGGAACTGAAGTAACACCTCCTCAACCTGGTGAAACAGGTTCACCAAAATTTACATCACAACCTGATACTGAAATGAATGCTCCAGAAGAGGAAGAATTAGAAGAGACTCCTGCGGAACAATCTGCTGAAGAGACTGAAGAGGCACCTGAAGCTCCAGAAGAAGAGGAAGGAGATGAAACTCCTGAGCCAGAAATGGGAGCAAATCCTGAAGAAAGTAAAGAAGGTGAAGAAAAAGTAGAAGAATCACGATTAGTAAAAGGATTTCATCAATTTATTTCAGAATCCTACCATGATGCTGATTATTTGAGCGACGATTGGAACGAAGAGGAAGAAGATGAAGATTGGAAAGAAGATCGTTTTGATGATGGAGACGATACTGAAATTTACGACAAGCACGGATACTGTGAAGACTGTGGAGAACCAAATGATGAGTTTGGATCAACTTGCGGTTGTAACATGTAAAAACTACTAATTGTAAAGAGATGACTGAAATTATAATTGCTTTCTTGACAGGTATATTGGGCCCAATCGTGGTTCTACTAGTCAAGCATATATTAAACACGAGAAAAACTCCAGATCTTATTGCAGAAGCAGTAAACAATGCAAATGTGATTAATGACGAGATTGAAAAGATTATGGAGGAGTTTACTCCAGACAGAGTATGGATTGCACAATTCCATAATGGAGGTCACTATTATCCAACTGGCAAATCTATCCAAAAATTTAGCATCTTCTTTGAACAAGTAAAGCATGCTAAAGATACTACTCGTGATAATTTTCAAAATATCCCAGTAAACCTATTTAGTAAATCATTTAGCCGAGTTTTAACTCACGATTATCTAGCTATCCACGATTTTAAAGACGAGACTCTTGCTACATATGGCTTAAAATATATTGCAGAAGAAAATGGAACTAAGAGTTCCTACATATTTGCAATCAGAACCGTTGAAAATAGACTAATTGGATTACTTGGAATTGACTATACTACTAGAAAAAAGACGCTAGACTCTGAAGATATTATTGAGCTACGTTTAGAAGCAACTAAACTTGGCGGAGTCCTAATGAGTCAATTATAATGAAGAAGCTGGTCGAAAACTTCCTCGAATTTATTCAAACAGCTAAGGTTGCACAGGAGCCTGAGTCCTTCAGAATATACAGTGCAAATCCTAGAAAGAAATCTCGTAAATTAGCGATTGCTCGATACGCAAAGAAGTGTAAAGCTTAATCTTCATCGTCATCATACTGATCATCAAAATCATCATTTATAAATCCTGGACTGGACACAGTACGAATGCCAGCGTCTTCCCAGTTAAGTAAGACGTCATCTAATTCATCAGTAACCATCGTTAGAATCTGTATATTTTCCCTAACTGTGCCATCAGAATAGGTCAGTATTTTTACCTTGATTGCATCAAGCTTCTTCAATATTGTAGTTTCAAGTTCCTTTCGAACTGCTTGATACTTTTCGATTTGAGAGTTATCCATTTTCATATATTACTTATTACTTATTATATTACACAATCTGCGATTGGTTTCTAAATAAATAAACTAAAGAGTTTCTAACTTATTAAAATAACGAACAAGAATGAAAAACTACAAAAACCTTAGAAGAATTTACGAGGACGGTATTCCAGCAACTCCAGCTATTGATGCTGCTGACGCTCAAGAACTTGGAATGCAACCTGAAATGGCACATAATCAAGAAATGCCTGAAATGCCAATTGATTATCCAGCACAACAGCTTGCACTTCCAGCAGAAGGTCAAACCTCTGCTGCGCCAGATCCAATGACAATGACTGTTGGAGATTTCTTAGGTAAATGTAAGGAAGTTGACCCATTAGTATGTATGGGAATCCAATCATTTATTGATAAAAATATGCATGCGTTTAGCGCACCAGCTCAACCAGCAGCAATGCCAGGAATGGAAGCAGAACCAGATTTAACTTTCTCAAATGCAGTTGCACCAGAAGGACACATGACTCCTGCTCCAGTACCAGCATTTTCGTTAGACCAATCACCTGAAACTTTAAATTTTCCAGGTTAATCGATGGTAAGAAACTTTAATACTTACTTAGTTGAAGTAATGGGTGCAGACTCAATGGAAAGGGATCCAGCGGATATTATACTTAGTCCAGATACTAAACGGGCTAGTGTAATGTCATTTTATGCAGGTTCATCTGGTACAATTCCTACTCATTGGAATAATTCTCCATTCTTAACTGGCGGTAGATTAACCAGTGCCTTTGGATTAAACCCAAGTAAGGTAAAGAAAAAGAGTGTACTCTCTTACCGCGAGTTCATACAGACAACTAAAGGATTTTCAAAATAAATAATAAAAAGAAATTACAATGGGATCACATATTGCAAGCTTTAAGAAATTCATGAAATCTGAAGAAAAGAAAGCAGAAGAGATTGGAGCTGCACCAATGGTCGACGAACAAGCCGCACCAGGTGCAGGAGATAATATTGGCGGACCCACTACTCCAGCGGCAACACCTCCAGCTGCACCAGTAGTTGTAAGTGTTGAGGCAAACCCAGCAGTAATCGCAGCTCGGCAAGCAGCAGCGGCAGCCGTTGCAAACCGAGATAAAGTAGTTGCAGCAAAACAAGCAGAACTTGATAAACTTAAAACTGACCAAGACACTTTCGTAAATACTGCAAACACAAACTTAAATAAAGCTTTACAGGATGCTGGAAAAGCAACCACCACATAATGGAAAAATTAGTAAAAACATATCAAGAGTTTGTAAACGAAGCTACAAAAGAAGTAGTTTATCCTACTAACTTTAAAGGCCAAGTACAGAGTGCGCTAGCTGGAGTTTATACTTCAGTAATGGCAATCGCTCAGGAATTAGCAAATGAAAAAGCTGCTCGTAATCCTGGAAGATATACTGGAACTATTGAAGAAGTAGATATTACTAGAGCAATGAATCTTATTTTTCATAGCGACTGGAAAAAGAAATTAAAACAACAAGCATTAGGCCAAATGGTATATAAATCAATGGAACGTGCTGGTAAACAGGATAATGTAGTTGCAAAGAAAAATCAAAGAGCAATGGGTCGTATGTTAGGAGATAAAGACTTTAATTTAAACATCGACAAATCAAGCACAAGATTTAGTGACAAACGCCAAGGCACTGGCCCTGGATCAAATCAATAATTAAAAGATGATAGTTTCAGGAATATATCAAATACGGAATTTAATAAATAATAAGATTTATGTAGGTTCTGCAAAAAGTATTAGACATAGATTTAATAGTCATGTGTCGACATTACGCCGAGGAATACATCATTCAATTCTTCTGCAAAATGCATGGAAAAAATATGGAGAAAAAATGTTTATTTTTGAAATATTGGAAGAAACTAATAATTTAATAGAAAGAGAACAATTTTATATTGACCAAACTGAATGCTTTACTAAAGAGCGCGGATATAATATTAAAAGAATAGCAAATAGTAATCTTGGAGTATATCCATCTGCTGAGACTCGAAAGAAAATGAGTGATTCTAGAAAAGGTCGCAAATTTTCAGAAGAACTTAAAATGAAATTATCAATTTCCGCTAAAAATAGAGCAAAGCCATCAATCGAAACTAAGAAAAAAATATCAAATTCTCAAAAGGGTAAAATGAAAAATAGATTACGTTTAAAATTGATTAATATTGCTACGGGAGAAGAAAAAATAGCGAATAATATAAAGGTTTGCTTGGAAATATTGAATATTTCACCAAGCAGAAGAACTCGAATTTATTCTGTAATAAATGGAATCGCTGATTCAATAAATGGATATAAAATAATTAATTTACGAAATGAGTGAACATGAATTAATAGAAGACATTAATAATGAGATCACCTTTTCTGGTGCACTTCCTTATTCTCTTCCGGAAAAAGAGATTAAACGTATTATCTTAAACGATTCAAGATATTTTTGGGATAACTGGAGATATGCAGTAGAAAGTAGATATATGTTGCTTACTCCTCAGATCTTCAATAATCCTACCTTTAAGAAATTAAGACAGATTCAGTTACCGGATTGCGTACAGTTCGTTGTTGATTTTAAAGAAGCCAAAGGAGGATCTATTTTTGCTACGATTGACCGAGATTTTGCCGAACAAAAATTTATTGGTTCTGAGATCTATTTGACTCCATTCATTGGAGAAAGTATTATGTATAGAACAGTTATCTTCTCATTCCTTGATTTAACTAAGAGTATGATGATTGACTCTATTGCATACGACTACAATAAGAATACTAAAATGCTTGGAGTAATCGGTAGAACTCCAGCAACAAATGCAGTTATTCGAATCTATAAAAAACTTGATCAGGATAAATTGTTTGAAGACGAAGTTTTTCAACGATATGTTCGTGCTCATGCTAAAGTTCGTTTAGCACACATGTTACAAACTTTTAACTATACTCTACCTGGAGACGTTACTGTAAATTATCAAAACATCACGACTACTGCTGAAAAGGAGATGGAAGATGTTAAATTGATGATGAAGGGAGAAAACACTCCAGATTGGATGTATTTATATCATCAATAATTAATATGGCAAACCTTAGAGATTTTTATCTTAGACCTGAAACAGATCCTGCATTTCGACCAGAACAGTTAGAAGTGTATGATGAACTTGAATCGTGTCTACAACAAATTAAGATGACTCTTTTTACTCAAAAGGGAGAAGTACTTGGTGAACCTGAATTTGGTTTAGAAGTAGAGAAATACTTATTTGAATTTACAATTGATCCGTTTGCTCTTACTAAAGAGGCCGGCGGTCAAATAACTAAGTATGTCGGTGAAGCTCGTAAAAGAAATATTGGAGTTAGACCCGCATCATACAAAGATGATAGAGCTGGACGAGAAATTTTTGTACTATTAATTGATATTCCAGAACTAAAGAATCCTCTTTCTATTTTCTACGATTAATCTATTGAACCGAACCCGCGTTCGCGGCATTTTATTCGTTCTGTCTCTACAACAGAGATAAATTCCCATGCAGTTTTACATGTTTTACTAAGATATGAGATAAGTCTTTTCATGTTTTTATAATTGGCCGGTGCCCTTTACTTCGCCACCTTCAGTAGTTTCTGATCCACCTTCTGCTGGCGTCTCTGCTGCTGTTGCGGCTGGTGCTCCTCCTCCGCCTGCTGGTGCAGCTCCTCCGGCTGCAGCTGCTGCCTCATCTGCTTCATCTTCTTTAGAATCAAGCCACTGTTGATTTGATTCAATCTCCTCTTCAGTCATTCGAAGTTCAGTTCTAATTAAGTATTCAGTTGCAAAGTATGGAGTTCCGTCATCATTTACAATACCTTTTTTAGCAGTAAATGCAGCAATACGTTTAGCTTCAATCTCGTTCTTCTTCATCTCTTCGAAGACGTTATCGTTGTTGTAGATAAGACCGATTGCATTATTGAATTTATGATCGTCACCGAGTTCAGGAAAATCTAAACACATTTGTAAATACCATGGTTTAACAAGTAGTTCAGAAAAAGCAGAACGTAATCTTTTAATAAATTTCTGATAACGAACTTCCTCTCTAGTAATACCTTCCGCATTGAGTGTAAATGCACCCATACCGCTTTGGCCTTCCCAACGTGAATATGGAATCTTTGAATCCATTTTCAGTTTTTTATAGAAGTAATTTAGTAATTCAGAACCAGAAAGATTTGGTCCTGGGTATTGTAATGGCTCTATTTTTACAGATTGATTTTGATCGTTTACTGGCAATACATAGTTCTTATAGAACATCATGTTTGGTTTACCGTCTACTTGTAATTCACCCGAATCTCCATTAAAGTAAATATCTTCTTTTAAGAGGTTCATAAATTCACGAACGTCCTCTTGACTCTTTTGTAAACTCTTTGATCCGACTGGAACAGTTGTTGTCAAACGAATTGGAGCGTTCATTACGTGCCAAATAACTTTACTGTGCTCAATAATTCTAAGCAAGTTAAACGATCGAATCAGACGTTCTACGAAAGAAACGCGTTTTGTTCTAAAGTGGTTGGCATAAGAAATATAGATGATCTGTGAATCGTTTAACATTCGGGTTCCACCAGTGGCTTGGTCATACTGTACCCATTGTAAAAACAATTTACCTTTAGTATCCTTTTGTAATTGAGGAGCAATACTTGCTGGATCAAGTTCCTTGAAACCAATAATTTCAGTAGGCTTCTCTAAGTTATCATAGATGATCTCAAAAGAAAGGTGACCTTCTACTAAGAATTGAAATGCATATTGCCATGCTGCAATTCCTTCAGCAAATCCCCAAGCATTGTATATCTTTTGGAAGTTATCTGTATGCTTACGTACGATTTTTTCTTGGAAATTAAGACGCTCATCTTTTGTATTTCCACGATACATCATTTTACCAGTAAGATCGTTTGCATAGCAGAAACGATTTTCATCATCAAATACAATCATATCATCAACGATTGTCTCTAGGATAAATTCTATTTCTCCATTGGAGGCAACATCTCTTAACCGTTCTCTTTTTACTACATAGTCCAATTGGAAAAAGGCGATTGCTTTGCTTCTTAATTGGGAAGTAGTATCGGCAATTGCCATTGAAAACTTGAGCAGGTCATCTCCAGGACCAAGTCGAGTTGATCTGGCCGAAATCTGACTTTCGATAAAACCGATTGCTTGAGAGTTTTTAAGTAGTAAGTCTTCGTATCGAGTACCGAACTTACTTAATCCTGAAAGTTTACCTCCAGTGAATCCGCGTTGTGTATCTAAAAATCCTGCCATATTATGTTATATTATTGAATTTGTAATAAACTGTTCAAAAATCTCAACGATATTAATTGTATCTGGGAAAAGCCCAACCTGTGAAACTTTAGGTCTGACTAACATTCCAAAATTATCCCAATCAATTAATCGAGCTTCTGCAATAGTGTCTATATTATATTTATTTATTGAATAGTTTAAATTTGAAACCCCTATGATCTGGCTCAAAATGGTCGTGGTAACAAAGTAGAACTTCCTGTCCAGAAGTCTTCTCTCATTTAGATCAATTAACTCTTCGTCTTTAAAAAGACCTGGCATTCCATTTTGTGACGAGAAGGCATAGTATGCTTCCATTAATTTGGCACATACTGGAGTCGGAATTACTTTAAGATTAAGAATTAGTGCAGTTTCTTTCCAATTTTCATGGAATAGAGCAAGTCCGCATGGTCTAAGATCTAAGTAAGGTTTTCCGTCATTAAGAAACGGAACATTTTGTTCAGTAAGATTCGGTACTTGGCTAGCTATTTTAAAGGAATAAAATCTTCCTGGAATAAATTGCGACCTATTTTGAGTGATTCCGACATTTTCTGAAACCTGTTCTAATGTGTACTGCCCATTGTTCTTCTCTATGTCTTCGAATCTTTTCAAACTAATAAACTTTAGATATTTTACACCTTATTGAATAAAAAGTTTTCAGTAATAATTCCAAATCGCATTGAGTTCTTGTGAGCATAGACTTGAGCTGCCTTAAACTTTGCAGTATTAATGATGTATGCCTTTGCATGTCGTGCATAGTTTAGTGTCTGTTTTTCAGTCAGGCGTTTTGGAGGCTCAGGGGGCGTAAGATACTTGTTTGGTTTGATTTCTATTAGCCATTTAGTAAGAGTCCCGTCTGGACTCTTTGTAACCATATAGCAATCTATCCAATAAGTACTTTCTTTCTTTAGGATCGGATTATTGTATGCAATACCTACTGGTTCGGCAATATATTCTACAATCGACTCGTTATTATCACAATAGGTCAGAAACTTAAGTTCCCAACTAGAACGATAAATGATTTTAGAAAGATCGCCTTTATACTTATGTGGATTTTGAGGAGTAAAATACCCTTGCTTAACCCTACCGTTTTGCGGTTTCAAGAAATCTTGAATGTCCCTTTGTTTCTTCATAGTTGGACGGGATTAGATTACTCTAAGTGGTCTGCGATAAACGAATCAGCTTCGTCTGGACCAAGTTTGCCCATTTCAACTAATTTAACAACCAGTGCGGCAATCGCAAGTTTTTCAGGAACTGACTCTTCAGACATTTCAAGTTCATTCTTTTCGAATGCTTCAGTAAGATCGTTGAATGATGCTTCAGCTGCTGCTTCTACTTCTTCTTCTGACCCTACTAACTCAACTAGTGCATCTAGGATATCGTCACCAATATTTAATTCTTCAGATGGCTCTGCTCCCATTTTATATGAAGCTGAAGAGCTACTGTATTCCAAAAGAGACATGATTTTATTGTTCATTATTGCTCAATATTTTTATTATTTATTAAACAAGTAATAAGTCGAAGGCTGAATCGGAAAAGTATTTGTCTAGTGTCTCATTAAATTCATTAAAAGTAAGAGCTGGCTGCTGATTTAGCATAAATCTAAAGAGATCATTAACGTCTTTGATCTTAGTATTGATCTCTCTAGTTAAAGCTGGGTAAGTTTTTCTTAAATCAGTAATTAGTAAATTCCATAAGAACACTGAGTAACCTTTCATTAGCAATTCAATTGAGGCTTCCTTACCGGCTCTATCATTATCAAAAAAGATTCGCGAGTTTTCTTTCGTAACTAAGCTGGCCAGTAACTGCTTACTTTTTGTAACTCCGGTAGTGGCAATACAGTTTCGGACAAACATTGAATCAATTTGGCCCTCAGTAATAGTGATCTTTTGGGTAAAATTTATGTTTAGTATATTAAAATAATTGTTTAGTGAGTTAACTTGAGTGATAAAATCTTCATCTAGATCTGGAACAAGTCCATTCTTCTTAAATTCAGTATAGTTCTTAATATCGTATTTTGGACCCGGATAATCATCGTTAATACGACGTAATGCAAAGCCAATAACTTTTCCTGATTTAATGTCAAGGTTAAAAATATACACCTTGTCTTGTCGAGAATCATAATAACAGCTCTGTTCAAATACTGGAAGTTTATTAATTTTTCGTTTTTCAATAAATATTCCAATCGGGCTGTCGGCTTCTGCATCTTTACATGGAATAAGAGAAAAACGATCAACTACCTCACTAAATACAAGCAGTTGCTTACCTACTTCTCGGTTAATTAAGAATTCAATTAGGAAACCTTTCTTCTTGATCGAAGTTGCAGGTTTATACTCTACTTTCTTCTTCTCTACTCCAGGAACACCTAGTGTATATTTAAGAGCAAACTTTGAGATAAACTTTTCAAGAGGAACCCAAGTAGAACACCCATCGTTGTAGCATTTATAAGTTTGCGTACTCAGGTAAAGGTGGCCCCTCTTCTTATTTGGATCAGTTAGTGAGTCACCGCAATACGGGCAGGCAAAATTAAGCTTATCCTCATCGGTATCATTTATTTTTTGTCGAAGAGGATCTCCTGGAAATCTCTTCTTAAGAACATCTTCGACAAATTTAACAACTGTGTAACTCACGTCTAATTTAAACATATTTTTTATTCTACTTCTTCCTCTTCAACTTCTGCAACTGGTACTTCTTTCTTCTTTGCAAGGCGCTTGAGATATTTTTCAAGTTCAAACTTCGGAACTATTATTGAATTTAGACCATACGTAGTTATTAATGATAGATACTCAGCAAAATTGCTTTCTGGAATATCTGCATCAGGATTACCGATAATCTTCCAAAACTTTTCTGGAACTTCTACTGATGCTAGTGACTCTTGGTCAACTACATAAAGAGGATATATCTGATCGTCAGTTAATGGTTTTTTACTCTTTATGGTTATTACATCGATGCTACGTTTTAGATGTATGTCTATTGCACCAACTTTCATGGCAGCAAGTAACTTATTTACAGGTTCAATAATTAACATAAAGAACTGATGGTTCATATCGATCGGCACAGCAAGCTCTGCTGGAAAACTTGCAGGGGAGTAGGCAAATACATCAAAATTATGCTCATTTGGTGCACAGTGATAGAATTTAATCTTATCCTTTTCTCTAAGTGGAGCATACTTTGCATTTAATCCGGTCTTAATAAGAAGATGATTATAATACGCTGCAGATCTTGCGAATATTGATATGCCTTTTCTTAAAGAACAGGTTTCAATATTATCAATATACTTATCAAATACTGTAATTTTAAAGTTTAGCGCAACATCATCTATTGATAGGCCATTAAATTCTTCTTTTAATTCCTTTAATTTAGGAAGAACATCGCGTTCAAGATCTAGAGTCTTTCCTATCTCCATGATATATTCAGTAAGAGCAACAAGTTTTTTTCTTGCCCAGACTGGATACGAGCCTTTAATTGAATCTAATCCCTTTATGACTAAGTATCTCTTTTCATTAGTCATTAGTTCCATTGCTGGATTTGGGTCATACGCTACTTTAATCGCATAATTCTTCTTCTTTAGCCAGATACCGTATTCTGATAAGTTTTCAAGCTTAAATTTAAGACGATTTCGAGTATTAAAGATTCGCCCGTATTTTTCAAAGCAGATATCAAAATATTTAGAAAGACGATTATTGTCTATCGCGACGCATATCTTTAAAGCTTCTTCTCGAGTAAAGGTCGCACCCTCAATTGAATGGATTGCAGATTCAAACTGCACATAAATGGAGTCAGTGTCTGTATAAATTGCCGCTTCTTCTGTAATTTGATTTATTTTATACTTATCAATACCTAGGAGTTGGTGTAGCTCAGTATCGAGGTGCCAACGATCCATAAAGTAGTGGTTTACTGCCTTAATGCTAAACTTAATTAGGTCCTGACCTTGTAAAGTAATCGATTGGGCAATATCTGGATTATAGAAATAAAACCATTTGTTACCAAAAGCTCCATAAATGGAATTAATTAAGATTTTTATCGCGTTTTGCTTAAGATCGAGCTTTTTGATCTGGTTTGAGTTGTCTTTCATATAAGATCTTACTTTATTTTTTTAAAATGGTTTATTAATTGGTCACCTGGAGATAATACAGGTGACTATTTTTACTGATATATGGCAATTTACCAAAAAAGTTAATTCTATTTTCCTAAGTAACTATACTAAGAAAATCTGAAAGAATAAATAATAAAAAGAGGTTTTAGATGAGTGAAAATGATTCACTGGATAAAACTTCAGAGTTATACAAAAACTTACCTTTTATGGAAGCATTTCCATTTAAGGAGTACGAAATAACACTGGAAACCGAAGGGATAGATTCTGCAGAACTTGGAATTGCACCAATTTTGCTCAATACACTAGGCACGTTTGGCACGGAGAACCACATTAACTTTAATTATATTGAAAACGACGAAATCGTCCTAATCTCATTCTATCTAGAAGACGTGGTTCACGTTTCTAATATTTCACAAAAAATAAAAAAACTAAATTCAGTAAAAGATGACCTAGACGAAGGGTTGTCGAGCAATTCTTTACAAGTAAAAATTGACCACATAAAGAAGAGTAAAAAATTTATTAAGCTCTTAGAGTCAGAAAACCTAGAATGTGCACCATTTACTGATGTTCTACAGGATATGATGTCAATTAATGATGTTATCCTAACCTCACAACAAGTTCTTGGAATACAAAAATTAAATTTACTTAAAATTCAAGAGGAAGATTTAGTAACCAAGCAAAGAGAAGTAATTGTCTCTTTTCTCAACTTTCAATTACACTATGCTCGAATAATATTAGGCATAGTTATTGCAGCTAAAATATACTAACAATTATGACAAGACGCAAGAACAAATTCACCAAAGACGAAATAGAAGATATTTCAAATTGGGACAGTGAGAGAAGCTCAGTAATGAATACTAAAGCTCTTTCAGGTAAACTTGATATTAAATGTAGGTCGAAAGCACAAAAAGACGTTCTTGTAGCAATTGAAGACAAAGTAATATCAGTAATTATTGGTCCTCCAGGTACAGGTAAAACGTATCTCTCTTGCGCTAGAGCTCTAAAGTTTATTAAAGAAGACTCAATGACTTATAAGAAAATAATTTTGATTAAGTCAGTGAATGTACCAAAGGACGAAGAGATTGGATATTTAAAAGGCACGCTTGAAGAAAAGATGGAAATGTACATGTATCCATTTATTAGTAATTTTCACAAAGTAATTGGTAAACTTGCAACTGAAAATCTAAAGAATAATGGAGTAATAGAAATTCTTCCAATTAAGTTTGCATTAGGCGTTACTCTAGACGATGCGATTATTATTATCGATGAGGCACAACAAATTTCTAAAGACAATTTAAGAACGTTAATCACCAGAATTGGAAACAACTCTAAGATGATATTCTTGGGAGACGTTAAGCAAAAATCAGTAAATAAAAGAGAAAAGAGTGCACTTGAAATCTTGATAGAACACTTTACGAATATTCCTGAAATAGGAATAGTTCGACTTGGAAAAGAGGATATTGTAAGACATCCTATTATTAAAAAGATAGAAGAAATTTTCGATAAGATAGAAGACTCTGAAAAACTAAATGGAAAATAAAAAAAGAGCAGCGTTAGCTGCTCTTTTTTGTTAAGTCTATTTCTTTTTTGGCTATCTCAAATTTTTGATCCTTATAAATTATTTCACGTTCAGCTGCATGTTTTACCATATATCCATCTAATTGATCTACTAGATCCCAAATGTAAACTTTATTTTTTTCAGCAAGTTTACGCATACCTCTACCTATCGACTGACGAATTGTAATTTCAGCTTTAGTCGATTCGGCAAAAACTATATGATGCACATTTTTAAGGTCAATTCCAGTAGAGAAGGTACCAAAAGATGCAACGATAATTACGCTGTTTTCGGCTTCCATTTTTTCTTTAAATAGATCGCGATCTGAAGACTCTACTTCACCATCAATATAAAAAGTGTTCTCATTCCATTCAGATATTTTCTGTTGAATCTTTTTACCATATCCATTTTTTACATCTGAAAAAAGAATAAGAGTATTTTTATTTAGCTTTTGAATAAGGTCACTAATAAAATTAAGACGAGCTGCACTTTCAAAAAGAAAACCTCTTTCAATAGATAACATGTCTCTGCCGTAATCTTTAGCATTTTTGTACATGTCCTTTCCATCTTTCTTGAGTGCCCAATATTTTTGAAGGTATTCATCGTTTTGATCGTACCTAAGATTTAGGATTTGAATTTTAATATTTGGTGAATAACCATTATCAATTAAGTGTTTTGCAGAAAGTACCATTACTAGCGGACCGACATTTTCCTGTACTCGATAAAAATCTGAAAACTTCTCGTCGATCTTTACTGTTCCAGAAAGACCCAATCGATATTTCCATTCAGTACATGCAAGAAGAATATCTCGAATTACATTACCTCTACTCTTATGAGTTTCGTCAACGCAAACTACTGCAAATTTTTTGAATATTTCAGGTGCAAGATTTTGTAAACTCTGATAGGTAGAAATTACAACTTCGCACTCATCGAATTTTTCTTGCTTAAATTTATTATCGCCTCCGATTTGACAAATCTTCCATCCTTTTTTTCCAACTGAATAGAGATCAAATTTATCGGCAGTCTGACCAACTAATGAAATATTTGGAACTATAATAAGTGCCTTGTTTTCAGGATCTATTTTTCTTGCGTCTCTTAAAAAAGAATTATAAATATAGAAGATGAGAGTTTTACCAGCAGAGGTAGCTAACTCTTGAGTACAGAATCTATATTTGATTGCTCGGAATGCACCTTCGATCTGATAATCTCTAGGCACAATCGATAAACCTTTTTCGTCCACTACGCCACTTAAGAGAGATTCGACATATTTAAGATATTTGGTATTGTCTAATCCTAGATTTAGAAAGTCATCGATTCCGTCAATCTCACAGTCGTATCCATAAAGATCGGCAAAATTGTAAATCTCTTTCCAAAGACCGACTGCAATCTCTCCCTCCTTTGTAATAAAAGTATCACAACCATCCCAGATTCCACGATCAACCAAAACATTAAATGCGGCTTTTTTTGATTTCTTCTTAAAGAAGGAAAAAAGGTCTCGACGTTCAGAGTTGAGACTGAAATCAACTAACTTAATAAATTTTTTGTCTTGGGTAAGTTCGAACTTTAACACATAGACTCATTTTTTTAAAGACCGAGAGTCTTTTCAATATCTAACCTGGTTTTTATACCAAAGATGATATTATCAATTGTCTTGATTGATTCATTAAAGAATGAGACTTGATTTTCAAAGATTTCAAGATATTCCTTAGTGCTAGAGGTCTTGCCCTCAATTACAACGTTCTTTTCGTTAGATTGATAACGAAGTTGTAGGTTCTTTGAAAGATTTTCCATTACTTCTGCTTTTTCGTCCCTAAATTTTTTACGAAGCATAGTTATATGTTCTAAAAGAGTATGATTGTCCTCAAGGAGACGTTGTCTAAGTGAAAGCATGTTTACTTGAGCATCTTTTAGAGTCTTAAGATTAGAAAGCTTTTCGATATTTTCGTAGATTTCTTTAGAAACATCAGCTCTTCTTGCTTGGAATTTTTCAGCAATATTTTTCTTAGTATCTTTGGATCCAGTTTCGCTCATGTTAATAAAAATTTAGAGTCTTATACTAAAGAAGACTAAAGAGTTTAGCCGACAAATTCAATGAATCGATAGTAATGAGAACCTAATTTAAAGTAGTCTTCAGTACTAAAATCACTTGGAGTAAGAGAAGAAACGATCTCATTACCAAAATCGCTAGACGTTCCATCCTGAGAGTATAGTGTAGAATACTCAGAACCGCCTTTACCTAGAATGATTTGTTTAATATCAAATTTTTCGTAAAGTCTCTTTATTTCAGTTCTAAAGTCTCGATCGCTGTCTAGAATAAAGAAAATCGATGGATACTTAAGTGACTTGCCGTCTCGCCTCATGATTGCAGTCTGCTGAATATAGTCAGTTTCATTAAAATATGAGTCTAGCGCATCATTATAACTATCAACTTTTCTAAACACTACAATAACAAAAGGTCTTTTTAATTGGATTGCATCTCGAACATCAGTCCAAGTGTGAGAAGTCTCAGCACCAGCTGTTTTTAGGTCCCTGGTGTAATCTTCGAATAATTTTATGAACTTTTGAGGCAATTTCGTTAAAACTTTTTATTATTTATCAATACAAGACAGCATAATCATAACTAAATGGACAAAGTAACAAGACTACAAGTATTTGATTTTGATGATACTTTATTTAGAATTCCGACCTACACCAGTAAGATACACTTAGAAGGCTTGGGCTATACATTTAATGATCTCTATGAGTTTTACGATCATAATATTTCGTTAGACGAGTCGCTACACAACATTCAACTAATTGGTCCAGTGTACGATGCATGGAAAGAAGGAAAAGATGATCCTGCATGTATGCAGCTCTTAATTACTCATCGAGTGACTGCAGTAGAAGATGCACTCATGAAAGTCTTGGATAAGAGAGACATGAGTTTCGATAAAATCTTTATCCTGAGCAGAAAGACTGAAAAGGTTGACTCTATGAAAGAAGTGATGAGTATTTTGCCTAACCTGGAGACAATCGAAATATATGAGGACTCAATAGATCAAATAATAAGATACCAAGAAAACTGTCAACGCATCAATAATTTATTGTATATTGATAAAAAGCCCTATTTGAATATTAAGATTTATATTGTTGATAAATCTAAAATGTACCGGATAGAAAATGTAAAACTTTCAGAAAAGAAGAGAATAACGCTAATATGATAATTTTTATAGAAGGGCCGCGGCACACTGGCAAGACCCACTTGATGGAAGAGTTCTTTAAACAGAACCAGAATCCAAATGTTCTCTATTATAAATTTGCTTTTGCAAAGTATATTGAAGAACTTGGTATGAGAGACCAGGAAACTGGTCCAGGAGTACACTATTTTAGTATTGCAAACGTATTAACTATCCTAGAATTAAATAAAGAGATCTTAAAAGACAAAGTTATTGTATTCGATCGTTCTATTTTTTCAGCGTACGTCTGGTCGATCTATCGGGAACGAATGGATAAGCAGAGATTACTAAACGAGTTTGAAAAAGTGCTAGATAGTGACCTCTATCAAAACTGCGCTCTAGTATATTTGACTAGAAAAGAGATGGAGACTCCAGAAAAGAGGGACAAAGACTATTTTGGTAATTTCGAAAACTATGATGCTGAGAAAAAGGTTTTTGAAGAAGTATTAGAGATGGCCAGTCAATATACATCAGATTCAAGCAAAAGAAACTTTAATATTATGTACTTAAACAACTTTGATACTAAGAGCGTGGCTCTTTTTTGTCAGATGCTCAATGACATAGCAAATCTAGGCTAATCTTCTTTAATAAATAATAAAAAACTATTTAAAATGGCTAAAGATATTAAGCTCTTTACTCAATACCTTAAAGAGGAAGAGGAAAAATCGGGAAATGCAGACCGTCCATTAAAAGGCTACACATCAGATCAAATTATTGGCAGAATTGGTGATTTAATGGAAATCCTGTCAGATGATATACGTTTTGGTGTCCCTTCTGATACTTTAGGCAGAGCTACAACTTATCGTGATGCAAATGGAGCAATCCAGAAAATCAAAGACATGCAGCACTATTACGATAGTAAAAATGAGGATATACGTTTCTATTGCTGGTCAATCAGTTACAATGGAAGCTGGAAAGCAACTAAAAATTTAAAACAAAAAATAGAAGCTGCTGGTGGATTCGGAGAAGAAAAGTTGAATATGAACTTAAAGAAAATTATTTCATACTTCACTGAAAACGCAGAGGATTCAGATAACGTTCGCAGTATCTCAATTAGTATGGATGCACTAAGCATTAGGAAAGCAATGAGCAAAGAAGAAGAACCGATTGAGGGAGAAAAAGTGTCGGCTGAGGCACCAGCTCCTACACCAAACGAACAACCAACTGAAACTCCAGCATAATATAAATCATGGCAGGTATAAACAATTTAAAGGAAGTTTACGAAAAAAGAGGTGAAGATTTTTTAAAGAATCTTCTGAATAGTTATGTCATCATCAATGAAAAAGTAGATGGTACCTTTTTTGGAGTAAAGAAGAGCAAGAACGATCAATTCAGATATTTTAAAAAATCTGGAGAGATTAGTTATGTTGATCGAGTATTGATGAAATACTATAATTCAGCGATTGCATATTTTGAACAAATTTCTCCTGAAAAAAGACAGAGGATTCCGGCTAATTTCTATTTTGGATTTGAGTATTTTACAAACGGTGATTCCCTAAATCATAGATATGACCGGCTTCCAAAAAACAATTTAGTCCTTTCTTATATCCATAAATTGGATGATTCTGGAGCAGTTGTTTCGACTATTCAAAATAAAGAGCAACTTGACAAATGGGCAGATTATCTTGGAGTAGAGAGACCGCCAATTATTTTCGAAGGTAACTTAACAGATGAACAAAAAACTGCAATCCTTGAATTTGTGTATGCACCATCTGAGGAGTTATTTAGTAAATTTAAAACTCGATCATTCACTAAATATATTTTATCAATATTAAATGATGAGCAGTCTTCTTCATTTTTAAAAGACACTGCAAACGGCAGTATTGATACTATCGTTTTTAGATTTTATGACGAAAATGTAGAGGATCCAGAAGCAGCAGTGTTTCTTGCAAAAATGGTCGACCCTATCTTTAATCATGAAAAAACAGTTAAACCAAAAGAAAATAAATCGCAAGATTATATTTGGCTTATTGTAATTGACGTGATGAACCATTTCGAAATGTATGACGTTGCTGATTTGAAGAAAATGGCAAGTGTCGGAAATACATTTGACGAAAAATACGTTGCGCTAATAAATACAATGTTCAAGGATTTTATTAAAGAATATTCTGGAAAATATGAAGGTCTTCGCCTTGAGATTCCAGACTATTTAAAGAGACCTGAATTTGAATTGGATAAAACTCTCGTTAACGATCCAGCAGTAATTAAGTTATTAAAGGACGACACTTATTCTGAGATCTATAAAATACTTTTAAATTTCTTTAGAAGAAATAGAAAGAACTCTTCATCTGGCTTTTTTACTCCTGAGTTATTGACTCAACTTAATTTGATCGTTAATAAGATTAGGAACGTTATTATGGGCGATGAAGTATATGAGAGTTTATTTCCTAGCTTTAGCGAATTTGTTGGAACCAATGGTGACGATTCAATGTTAAGTGAAAAAGAAGTTGCTGAAGGTAAGCATAAAAAACCGGTGCAAACTGAAGTTAACTTATTGATTGGTAATTTTCAACCAATTACAATGGGTCATATTAAAGCGGCTCAAAAATTAAAAGAAAAGAATGATTGTAAAACAGTATTCGTTGCAATCAAACCTGAAAATCCAACTCAAAAATCTCCGTTCTCAGTAAGAGAAACAAGAGTAATGCTTGAAAAGGTTCAGCAAGAATATCCTGATCTAATTACTGATATTTGCTTAATTAAGTCTGGACAAATTGAAGAAATATTAGACGCGCTACAGCCAAAGTATAAACCATTATTATGGGGAACATCTGAGCGTCGTCTCAAAGATTATGTTCTACAATTAGATTATATTAAAAAGAAGAGTATTCCTTTACGATTAGACAAAGGATTTAAACTTGTTGAATTACCGGTTTTTGTAAAATCAGAAGATGTAGTAAACTCAATTGTAAAATCTGATTTTGCAGAATTTAAAAAACTAGTACCTACCTCGATAGCCTCTGAATTTTTTAATCTACAAAAAGAATTAGAAAAGAGCGTAAGCGAAGAAGTTAAACCAGCTTCAAAATTTAGCGCAATTTTTGAAAATCAAGATATTGTAGCCGATGTAGTTGATTCTGATGATACAGAAGAAGATATTACGAAGGAAGATATTTAAAACTTTATATTCATAAAAGAATATAAGAATTATAAATTTGTAAAGCACTAATGAAGTTTACTGAACTAGAAGACGCGGACATTGAATATATTGCAGAGACATATTTCAATAAATCTATTTCTTGGGATCAACGCCTAGATTTACTTGCGCAAAGATTTAAAAGATCTGAACGAACAATACAGCACTGGATTGCAAAACTTGGATATAGTACTAAACAAGTCGAGGAGTCACCTCAATTAATTGCAGCAAAAGCAAAAGAATTTAATCGCGAAAAAAAGAGATTTATTATAACTTGGGCACAGAATGATACTCCTGTGAATGAAGAGTTTATTGTAAATCTTGAAAAATACGCAGAATTCGTTGATGCAGACATTCATGTTATTGCAGGTCGCTATAAAAATCCAACCTCAGTATTTACTGATAAAAATTACGAAACCTGGTCAGATAGAATTATTGATTACCTAGATGCAAATCGTCACGATGTGCATAAGTATCTTTCAATTATGTCAGACGTAAAGATTCAGCCGACCGCAGTAGACCCAATGACTGGTTTACAAGGAATGAGCGGAATTAACTCATGTGTGTTTGGTTCGCCGCGCGTACAATTAGAAACCATCCCAGTATTAGAAGGAAATCGTCCAAAAATGATGGTTACTACTGGTGCGTGTACAGTTTCAAATTATACTGACTCTAAGTCCGGTAAAAAGGGAGAATTTCATCACACGTTAGGATTTGTTATTATTGAAATAAAGGACGACGATAAATTCTTTATTCGTCAAGTAACTGCAACTGATGGTGGAAACTTTACTGATCTCTATCACAATGTTACATACAATTTAGTTACTCAAGAAAGTGTTATCACTAGAGTAACTAGTGTAGCGGCAATCGTTTGGGGAGATATCCATTACGGCAAACATGATCAGCGTGTATTTGATTCTACCTTTGACTTAATGGCAAAGATCCACCCAGAATACGTTGTCTTACATGATGTATTTGACGGCGATTCAATTAACCATCATGAAATAAAGGATCCGTTTATTCAATATGAAAAGGAGATGAGCGGAGCAAACTCATTGAAACGAGAGATTGATGAATTATTAGTTGGACTAGAAGAATTTCAAGACTATAATGTAATTGTAGTTCGCAGTAATCATGATGATTTCGTAGATCGGTGGTTGAAGGACACTGATTGGAGAAGAACAGTTACTCCAAAGAATTCTTTAGAATATATGCAGTTCGCAGCGGCGATCCTGAGTAAAGAAGCACCAAATGGAGTAATTCCATATGTTATCAATAAGAAGTTCCCTCAGTTTAAAACTCTAGGCCGCGGGGATAGCTTTATTATAAAAGATTGGGAACTCGGTCAACATGGAGATATTGGTTCAGGCGGAAGTCGAGGATCTCTTTTACAATTTAGAAAATTAAACACAAAGATAGTAGTAGGACATTACCACTCTCCTGGTAGAAAGGATGGAGCACTAGCTGTCGGAACCTCAACTCACCTTAGAATAGGATATAATAGAGGAGCCAGTAGCTGGTTACAGTCACATGTGATTATTCATAATGATGGAAAAGCTCAACATATCCATTTTATCGGAGGAGAATATACTACCTTAAAATAATCACAGGCCGTGAAACATGAAAAACCAGAAAGTTGGAAAAACTTAGAAAACTACAGAAAGGGTAAAGAACAGTTAAAAAATGCAATAGTTCAGCACCCAGACGACGAACCCAAGACTTCAATCTACGATTATGTCAAAAAGAACGTTAATCGAAAGCTATGGGTGATACCATTTGACAAATTTAAAAGAAAAGGCGGTAAATAACTGCCTTTCTTTTTTATGATAAATAACTAAAATATAGCGTATACACAATGACGTTTTCCAAATACTTATTCACACTTTTAAACAAAGATAGACTTATCGTTGAAAATGCAGGTGCTCCAAGTAGCCCAGTAATAGATGTTGACTCGATCAAAAATCAAATTGAGTCCGGCGTCGGTGGTGATATTACGCAAAAGGATGCGGTTACTGCATCTTTTGAGGCCCTTGAGAAGGCATTTGACTCAATTCCATTAGATTATTTAGAAAAAGCTGAAAATCCTGGGCTAGAAGACATTTTTACTGAACTTGCTAAGTCAGATAAGCTTGATTTTCTAGAAAAATATGCCCAAAATGAGAAAAATGCGATCGAGGGAGTTGCAAAATCGATGGAAACCATTGATAAGGAACGTGATGAAGTAAAATTCATAAATTATCTTCGTGACTATTCTAATATTTCAGAAAGATTACTTAAAATTTACAGACTTTGCGCTGGCCAGATCGGTTTATCGCTAACTGAGGCAGTAAATTTAGAGCCTGAAGTAAAGAGTAAAGTAGAACGTATTATCAAATTAAGTAAAGAGGGTGCAGCTAGTACCTGGAAGAAGATCTTAGATGCTGAAGCTAAAAATATTGATTCTTTACCAGAAACTCCAGAAGGAGCACAAAAGTTTTATGAGTATAAAGACTTATTAGAACTACTTGGACTTACTCAATTCCTAAAGGATGCACTTGCAGCAAAAGAAAAGGAGGTAGCTGCAAAAGAAAAGCCAGAAAGCGTAAGCACCAAACGAAAAAAGAGAATTATTGATAATCGTCTTATTAAAGGTATTCAGTATGCTGAACTACCAGTAATTTCAAATGATATTGCGGAAGTTCCGGGTGATCTTTTCAAAATGTTTAAAGCTCTAGAGAAACAAAATTCTGCATGGATGAACTCTTCACTAAGTAAGTATGTGTTTGCGGCCGGCGATTCAGCTAGAGCAAAGGAATTTGATACTACTGCTCGACAAACGGAAAGCGTTAAAGAAGAAGATCAGCTGGCCTATTTAATGGCATGCCGTTCATGGTCACTAAGCTATATTAAAGGTTTAGTTGATGGAGATCTTACTGAAAAGGAAGAGTCAAATTATGTAACTAAACTTGAAAATGTTTCTTCTGAAAAAGAAAGAGAAATTAAAAATTATTACCTATCTAGAGATTTTAATCTTGGTAACTTCGGTGGAGTTCAACTTACACCAGAAATTAGATTACCTTTATACGCTAGAGTAAAATTACCAGTAACTGATGAGGACCGTAAAAAAGAAAGTCCACTAAGAAATATATTAAAAGGGCTTGGTCAAATTGTGACTGGTTTATTTGGTGCAATTCCAGATAAAGGAAATGAAGCAGTTGCAAAAATGGCAAGAAACAGAAACCTTGCAATATTTAATGGACTCAATGCGATCGTTAAAGGAACAGTTACTGCAGTCGGTGGAAAACAGGCAGGTCGTGATTATTCTGAAAAAGTAGATAAACTTGTTCCTGGTAAAGCAGTAGTTAAGGAGGATATGCTTTCTCTAGGCGATGCACCAGGAGTAGTTGTAGTAAATCCAGAATCTCCAGGTCAAGTAATGCAAACGCCGGACTCTCTACCTGGTAATAATATGGATATTTTTTCTTTAGCTGGACCGGGTAAAAAAATTACCTCGACTAAGAAAAGTAAAAAGAAGAGCAAGAAAAAAGCGGCTAAAGTTAATCATATAGTTTCTAGCTTTTCAGACTTTATGCAGCGCAAGTAATCGTATGCAGCATAATTTTACAATTACAATAAATAATAAAAAGAAATATAGTAAATGAGCATAACTGATCCTAATTTACTTGGAGCAAACTCGAACACTGGTGAAGCACCTAAATCATCTACAAATGATTTGCTTGGCATAACTGATGCTTCATGGTCTTCTTTAAATAATACTCACACGGAAAAAATATACGGAGCATCCGATGCTGCAGGTAAAGAGGCAAAAGCGGTATTAGGAACTGACTCTATCTTTAATCCATTTTATGTATTTAGATATGCAAAATATGGAAGTATTTCCGGCGATAATTATTCTCCGGAATATCACAAAGATACTCAAGATGTAGTTTCAAATGTTCTTGAAGCATTTGCATTAACTCCATTAGATAAGATTAAAGAGCAGAAAAAGGAATCAGAAAACCCGACTGCTGGAGAAATTATCCGTTGGGCTCAAAGCAATGCCGATCAAAATAAAGGTGATACTACTTTTGGTGCAATGCCGTATCAATGGAACGATTTCTTATGGTGTAAGTGGTATGGTAAAATGCCCAATAATAGAATGTTGACACTACGCAGATTTCCAATTCCAGTAGAGGATAATTTACAAATTGCTGAATCAAAAGCCCCATTGGTGCCAATTGCACAAGCCGTTACCTGGTGGGGAGGAGATACTGGAAATAAATTATCTAGTGTATTAAATATTGATTATGGATATAATTGGATACCGAAAACGGCTAAGATGCAGGACGTTACTGGTAATGAAATTTCAGCAGATGCACTATTAGACGCAGCAGGATTAACACAAACAGATAATCCTAACCTTAGAAAGATTTTACTTGCGACTCTTTTTCAAAATAACGATAATCCATTTGCAGCAACAGGATACGACGGAAAAGTACAAAACTGGCTTACAACTGCATACGGCGAAGAAGGTCAATATTGGAATCGTGTGCGTGGTCCACTTAACGTAATTAACTCAACACTAATTAGAAACACTGGGTTCACATATCAACACCCAGTAACGATGACATTTAGTTATAAATTAAGATCGTTTTCTAATATTAATCCTAGGATTGCAATGTTAGACCTAATTAGTAACTTTTTATCCTTAACATATAGCAAAGCTGAATTTTGGGGTGGAGGAATCCGATATTTTCAAAAAACTGGGTTTATTCTTCCTGGAATGCCAAGTCAAAAGTTTGAAAATGGCGATTTTATTGGAGGTATACAGGACACAATTACGTATATGCTTGGAGAATTCCAAAAGAAAGGAAAAGACTTAGCTGAAGGTGTCGCGGCACTTACGAAAGGAGTCGGCGATGCTGATCTTACTGGAGTAGCAAACACGCTAGGGGCTTCACAGACTGCACAAAACATTGCAGGTTCATGGGTATCAGAACTTATGCAGACTCCTCTTACGATGCGATCATTCCTAGACGGTCGAGCCGTTGGTGAATGGCATCTTACGGTAGGTAACCCAATGAATCCACTGGCAGTAATGGGAAATCTGTGCTTAAAAAGCACTAGTATGTCATTCAACGATTCATTAGGTATGGATGATTTTCCAACTGAAGTTACTTTTAAAGTAATTTTTGAACACGGCAGACCTCGAGCAAAACAGGATATTGAATCAATGTTTAACTTTGGTGGAGGCGCATTAACCTTTACTCCATTACCTCAGCCTTCTTCTTCATATAACTCACTTGGAGAAAGAAATAGTATTGCCGCAAATAATGCAATAAATGGTAGAAGCGACACTACTCCAGGTTCAACACAAAGCAGCACAGCAACGTCAGTCGGACAAGTGTTTGAAGCTACTTCTGGTGGAACAAAAAATAGCAGTACTGGTGCAAATAAAGAAAGATTTGATCAGTTTGACGATAAAACTAAAGATCAAATTGCAGGTTATATAAAAAGCAAAGTTGCAAGAGCATACGGAACAAAATTTGCAGCGTCGCCAGTTTTGGTAGACTACTTCCTAGACTTAAAAACAAAAGACTAATATGTTAATAACTAGATTACTTCGACTTAAGAATATTTTTACGACAGCTGCCGGCGACGGAATAGTTGACTTAATTAGTTCAACTTTTAGTTTTGCAAAGGATTCAGGAATTGCACAAAGTGTAATCAGAGTACAGGATGAAGAGGCAATGCGCCCAGACTTAATATCCGTTCGTGTATATTCAGATCAGCAATACTATGAAGCTCTAATGAAATATAATGGAATATCGAATCCATTTGCAATTGCGCCAAATGATATATTATTTGTACCTGCATTCAAGAGCCTTGAAAAGATGATGGTTACTCCAACTAAAGTAATTGATAAGGGAGCACAGAAGAAAGATAATAACGAAGCTAAACTCTTAAATCCTAAAACAGTTAAAGATAAAAAGAGATTAGAGGCGCTAAAGGATAAGGTTAAAGAAATTGTTCCGCCAAACGTTAACACTACTGGAAACAAGAATGTTAAGGTGAGAGACGGTAAAGTAATTTTCGGTGAGGACGTTACTCAAGTAAATAAAGATAATTGTCCAGTACCTATCTCAAGAGCTAGACTAATTCAGCAGTTAACTAAAGCAAATTTATTTTAATGTCATTTGGTCAAATCATAAAAGGTACATTACTACCAAAGGTTCAGTTAAAAACGTTATATGAAGAGGATACTTCATCTGATAGTACAAATCCGTCATCATATAAAGCGCCAAAAAGCATGCCAGATTCTGGCCAAAAGACCGGTGCAACTGAACCTTATATTAAAATAGGTGGACAAATAGTTAAGGGTATTGAAACAATGATACTTGATGAAACGGGTTTTATTCCAACTATCTCTCTTACGTTTGTTGATAATTTTGGTGAATTTGCAGGGGATTACTTTCCTAAGACTGATCTACTTATGAGTGTCTACTTGAAAGTCGGTACTGAAAAATTAAAACCGATTCGTTGCGACTTTTTAATTACTCATGTAAAATCTATCCCAGCAAAATATACAGGTGATCGTAAGGGTATTTCTATTGGCACTACTTACTTAATTAAGGGAGAGCTATATGTTCCAGGTATCTATGCAAATATTTCTAGAAGTTATTCTGGTCTAAATTCAAAGGACGCATTAAAAAAGATATGTGGCGATTTAAGTCTAGGCTTTGCAGAAAACGAGAATACTCCTAATGATAAGATGACTTGGATTAATACAAATATGAGTACTCTTGCTTTTATGCAAACTATTGCTCAACATGCATATCAAGACGATGATTCTTTCTTTATGACGTTTATTGATAAGTACTATTACTTAAATTATGTTGAAGTAAATCGTCAATTAAAAGTAGAAGAGGCTCAGAAAACCTTCTTGACTTCAGCGAGACCGTTGGCTAGTGGAATCAATCAACAACTAAAGGATTCACCAGAAAGAGCCCAGTTAGAAGAGGAGACTATGGTAAATTATCTTACTACTGAACTTGAATACAAAGGTAAAGCTAATTATATTACTTCACTAAACTTGATTTCTGATCAGGGACAAATTGTTAAGAGCCAAGGTTATAAGAAACATATTTTCTATTACGATCACCTCAAGTCTACCCAGACTCCATCTGAAAAGTTTAAAGACTTTTTCATGAGCCCGCTTAAGAGTATTGATCGTAATCAAGACCAACACCTAGTGCCAGCTGACCAACAATTAGCAGAAAACGAGATTAAAAAATGGATGAATATTGACTATGGTAATAATCATCCTGAATGGAATGCTGCACGTTTATTGAATGCGCATAATTTAAAGGAATTAGATAAAATAAGACTTAAAGTTACTCTGAATAATATAAATTTTCAGGCAGTTAAAGGATTTACGGTGCCGATTTACATATCCGTACAAGAGGCTGAAAATACTTTAAAGGCTACAAAATCAACAGAAGAGCAAGACGCAAAAATAAAGAATGAAAACGGTCTAGGCGCACAAACATTTGATGCTCAATTAAGCGGTTATTATTATGTATCAGGTGCAAAGTATTACTATGATAAACTTAACCCAAATGGATTGTATACTGAACTCTTCTTATCAAGAAGAGAATGGGCTCCTTCTAAAAATAATAACTAACGATGCCTCATAATTTCTATGGAATAAAAAATAAAGTTGATAATTTCAGAAAGGGTACTTTTATGGATCCGTATGATGAGCCTACGTTCCTGACGTTTGCACTAGACTTTAAATTTGAAGATACATCATCGCTTGTGCAGGACACTCGACTTTCTGAGTCTCCTCTTTTTATTGAAAGAAGTGGAGGAATTGTTGAGTTCTTGAAGAACAGAGGCCATGCTGACAAAGCTCATGGCATGAAAGTATTTAAGAATATTTTATCTTACTTAACCTTTGATGCTCCATGGTATTTCCAAAGTATTTCAGGTTTAGGTGCGATGTGGAAAGGAGCGACAGATATTGAATCTGGTTGGAAAGGTAAAAGTGCAACGATTACTATAGACACATTAGAGGCAGTTGACCTAAGAATAAACGAATTAGCTGATATCTATCGTAATGCAGTATATGATAAAATCCACATGAGAGAAAGAGTGCCAGATAATTTAAGATGGTTCTCAATGGATATTTATGTGGCAGAGGTTAGAAACTTGCGTTATCGAATTCCAGGAGTTGGACAAAACGCTGCTAACTTGTTAGGAATAAACACTGGTATTATTGGAAATATCGTAGGTGGAGGTAATATCTTATCTAACGTATTAAAACAATACGGCTATATTAAATTTAGATGTAGGCAGTGCGAATTTGATTTTTCAGACACTTTTGCTGGCGGCTCCGGCAAACTTGAAGTGACTCCAAAAAATACACCTGCCACTAATTCATTTAAAATTAATATTGGTTTCTTTGAAGAAGAGAGCACATATGCAGATGGCAGTAAATTATTTGACGATCATATCAAGTCTGAACTGCATAATCCATGGAGTGCACGAAATGTTGGTACGAATGTTCAAAACACTGCATCTTTCTTGTCTGGCTTACCGGTAATTGGAGAGTCAATTCAAAATGCTGGTGAAAGCGTGCAGAACGCTCTTGCTCAAGTAGGAGGATTAATTAATCCAGCATTGGGCGCAGCAAGTAATTTCTTAGAACCGCCAGTAACTGATCTCGGTAATGTATATGGCCGATAACTAAACCAAAAGTACTTTTTTAGATATAATTTAATATGGATAATCACGATATAGAATCACGAAATAACCGAGACTTAGTTGACAAACAATTTCTTGGCATAGTTGAGGACGCAAACGACCCTCGAAAAGAAGGTCGCGCAAAAGTTAGAGTTATTAGCCTATACGATGATATTGCAGTAGCTGATCTTCCATGGGCGTATCCAAAACAAAAGAGCGCTTTTTTCGGTAAGAAAGGCAAAGGAGGTTCCTTATCGGTTCCTAAAAAAGGATCGATCGTTGCAGTTAGATTCGATAATGGAAATCCCTATTCACCAGAGTACTATTCCTTGCATGAAATTGCAGACGATGTTCGAGAAGAGTTAGGCAAAGACGGAGAATATTTAGGTTCACATATTGTGCTATTCGATGGTGACGAAGAGTTAAAAATCTGGTTCAGTATTAGTAAAGGAATTACAATGCAATTAAAAGGATCTCGAGTAAATATTGGTCGCGATAAAGCGATTACTATTGAACACGATCAAACACAATCAGTTATTGAATTAAGAGGCGGTAATATTACGATCCATGCAAATTCCAGAATTGAAATGTCAAGCGGCAGCGAAATTGAAGCAGCATCAAACGATATTTGGATCAATGGTAATTTCGTAAAAGTAGGTCATAATCCAGTAAATGGACCGGCTGTGCTTGGAGATAAGCTGTTTCTCCTATTAGAAGCGATGGGCAGTGCAATCGATGCAAAATTTCCACCAACACCTGGAGCAATAACTGCAGCTGTGAGCTCATTTAAACCAGCAGTATTATCAAATACGGTAAAGGTTTCACTATAAAGATTTCTTGTAGAGATTTCCAATATTTTCATATCGGAAAAGCTTGTTTAATCTAGAATTTGGAGTGACTGATATAATATCATAATTATGGGTCTTCAGCTTCTTAAAATTAGTTAGCATTGCTTCAAATCGAGGAAGGTACCAGTCGGCGCCAACAGTATTTGCAGAAGTATGATTTTCATCTTTCCAAAAATGACTAGGCTCTTGCCAAGTCAAAGAGATTCCAGCTAAATAAAATGTATATTGTTCATGCGGATTATTACGAATATCTCTAAACAATTCAATAGAGTTAGTCACTGAATCTGGAAAAGCTCGTTTATTTTTTCTAGGATAAACCTTTGTCCATGGTGGAATAGCTGCATCATTTGATTTCTTTGCTTTTCTAATCCAATCGCTAGAAAAAATAGTAGAGTGCTGTTTAAGCTTCGCTAAAGTTTCAGGGTATCTGGAAAGTTCATTATTGATTACTAAGTCATTGAAGAAAAAATAATTTGGAATATATTTTAACCATATCCTGTTTATTCCAAGAGTAATAATGGATCGATCTAATTTATCAAATTCAATTGAATTGATTTGAGGATCGTTTCCTAAAACTAAGACTTTAACTTTTGCCATTTAACCAGTCTCTTGAATTTATATTTTTATCGTCAATGAAGAAATCATACGTCGGCTTTCCGAACCTTAATTCGTGATATAGGACGCCCCAGGAAGAGAGTTGACCCTCAGTTAATTGTCTCCAATCCAATCCAGAAGAAGTCCCCCTAGCGGTCCAGAAAACGATAGTATGTCCAGCTAAATATAGGTCATTCACCTTCTTAACCGCGTCTGGAATAGGTACTGCAGATTCGTATTCCATGTGATTAGCAAGAGTACAAATAGTATCGTCAATATCAATGAAATATATCACCAGTAATCTCTAGGTTATTTTCCAATTTATATTTTTCCCAGTCTTCTGCATTCATTAGATCTGGAAATCTTTCTCCCTCATTACAAGAAACGTTGACATACATTTTTCCTGGTGTAGAACAGCCACAATATTTACAGTAGCCCTGTACCATGCAATCATCTTTACAGATTTCAGAACGATATAGCACTTGCTCACGCTCATGTTTTGGAAGAAGATGCATTTTATCGCCTAGCATTTTTAGGTTGCCTTCAATAAATTGAAAGACCTTTTTTGGTGTAATTTTCATTTTCCTCTAAGTGTTTTTCTTTTTGCAAGCTCAGATGCGATTACTTCACGTGGTCCATATCCGCCACGAGCAGCTTCAACATCACGGATACTCTTTACTAATTTAATGAGTCCTTGCGGTTCAACTGATGCCATCTGATCGCTACCCCAAAGAGAGCGGTCTAGCGTAATATGTCGTTCTACCCAAGTTGCACCTAATATTGTAGCAGCAACGGTAGTCGTAAGACCAAATTCATGGCCAGAATAACCGACTTCAAATTTCTTTTCAAAATCATTACCTCTATTAATATGTGATAAGTATGTAATATAGTCTAGGTTTAATTCTTCAATTGGCGATGGATATGTTGAATTAGTATGGAACACAACATCAGGTCGACCTGCTGCAATGGCAAGATCAATTTCTTCTTGCGTGCTCATTCCAGTAGAAATTAGCAAAAAGTCAGAATTCTCTCTAGCATACTCTACTAAAGTTAGGTCATTAATTAAAGCTGAAGGTATTTTAGTCATAACTCCCCATTTACCATTAGGTAGCATTGTTTCAAAACCTCGCATAAAATCAACTGCACCCTTATCCCAAACTGAAGCAAACCACTTCATTCCTTTAGAATCACAATACTTGTCAATTTCTTTGTATGTTTCCTTTTCAAATTCAATATCACGCTTATATTGAAAGTATGTAGTTTCCTCTTTTCTCCAAGGAACGTTCTTTGCTTTTAATCTCTCAGCTTGAGGTACACATAGCTCTGGAGTTCTTTTTTGAAACTTAACATAGTCGACGCCAGCGATAGACGCAACATCGATAAGTTTCATAGTATGCGCTAAAAACTTTTCAATATGGGTACCGTATGCATAATTAATTCCAATTTCAGCAATAATTTTAGTTTTCATTTAATTTAATTATTTTTCGAATACTGTTCCTCATCGTGATAACAAGTAAATTCATTTATGTAATAACTTTTTAGATTATTTTTTTTGATAAAGTTCCTAGACCTTTCCCACAAGTCTGCGTCGGCAGGTAACCCAACCTTTCCAGTTTCGGCAAAAAGATCCCTATATAGTAGAGGAATTTTTTTAAAATTCATACACACTGATGAGTGAATTAATTTACTGGATATTGGATAACCCTCAACAAATTTGGATTGAGAATAGAAATCTGGTAAAATTCGAATTGGCGTAATATGTGTGGATTTAGTACACATCCAGTCTGCGCCAGTTCTAATTATACAATTATTAATTTCAGCCAAGTGATTTGGTTTCCAGTGGTCATCATGGTCAAGGTGACAAATATACTTAAATTCCTCTGCTTGTGCTGTTTCAATTGAACGATTAAGTGCGTTAACTCCACCGTATGACCATAGTGCTTTTTTATCAGTGTAATTATCTCGTTCCTTTGCAACATTAAGATTTTCAAAATGTAATTTATCAGATGGGTACTGAGAAATAATATCATTAATTTCTGTTAAATTTTCATATCGATCACCAATTAGAAATATTTTAAAATCAGAGTACGTCTGATTAAAGATTGAGTTAAGCGCTCTCTTTAAATAAAATGGAGTCTTATTGTCTGCACGTTGATAGGTCGCAATTGAAATTGCAAGTTTCATTTTCTACTAAATATTTTTTATTAAATTAGCGTCCACTCACTAAGATACGTATCTGGAATAATATATTTTACATTTATGGTATTGTCTTTAAACCATAGCCGTGGGGCAATCGTTTTAGCATTTGACAAATATGATCCCCACCAAGAAAAAGTACTATTTGCCATTACGAGATGTTTTGCCTGGGTTAAAACATAAAAATCTTCAATAACTGAATTTTTTATGTATTCACAATCTAATCCAATTGTATTTTTTGCTGCAACAATATTATCAGTCACGACTATTACTCGTTTTGTTGGAAAAAAGGTTAATGCTTTTTTATAATATTCCCTATCTAATTGGTGCCAGGTAGTATGTCCTCCACCGGCATAGTCTCGATAATGCATAATTACGCATTCATCAAAATCAATATTCAAATGATTGGTAATTGGCTTGGGTGTCAAAAAATGTTTAATTATGTCTGGACAATGATTAAAATATTTAGGTGAACCTAAATAGCCGTGTATGTTAACATTATCTGGAATATTGAACCCAACAAATCCGACATCTGCCCCATATAAATTTTTGGTCATTGCATGGATTCGATAGGAGCCCGGTGACTCTATTTTAGGTAACGGATTAGTAAAATGTTCTTGATGTATCCATTCTGGAAAACCGTAAGAGAAGCCATTGTTAGTAGCTATTCCAATAACACTGGCGATTCTAAATAAAATGTTTCCTAAGCCACTATCACCTTTTCCAGTAAGCATAGTGTTATTATTGAGTAGAGATGTTGTAATCATAATTTTAAATTATATTAATATTTTCACTTTTATGCCAAGGTCTAGATGGAGCACCGGCATATGGATCTAGCGCTGCTCCAACATCAATTTGAGTGATGTTTGGATATTTAAAAAACATTTTACTAAACAGCATTTTACCAGTAACTGCACATCCATATATTATTACAGGATCTTTTATTTTATCTAAAAGTAAAGTAAGGGACTCCTCATAATTTTCGTGGTATTCCCAAGAATAAGTTATTGGGGTGGTAATATGATATTTTTCGATACACTGAAATTTCATATTTTTTTGATGATTCGGTCCGACTAGTATAACTCGTCTATCTCTAAGAGATTTAAAAAACTCATTAAGCCCATAGTAAACATACATATGCATAAAAGTTATGCAATTAATAGATAAGGCGTCAGTATGTTTAAACCTTTGATAAAAGGCATCAAGTATAGAACTATAGTTTTTATGGCGGGTATAGATATCATCTATACACGGTGTTCTATTTTCTATACCAATTGTTAGATTTAGATCATTTGTCTCTTCTTTATATTTAAAGATTGGGTCGAGTGACTTTTCATAAATAGTTCGATATGGCTCTTCAAGTATAGTATTTTGAGGAATGTTTAAATACGCTTTTATATCACCATCCCCCATTCTTAAAAAAGAAAAATTAATATTATTTTTAATTAATTGTATAATTTTATTATACGTTTCTTCAGAAGAGTGGGGAGTAGTCGGATACGTCCATTTTTCCCAGTTTTTCGCAATATGCGTATCGTTTCGTTTAGGCAGCATAAATTTATATCTTTTCTCTAATTGATGAATTTGTGCCAAAATAAACACAGTCTCCTATTACTATTGCGCGACTATCATCTGGGCAATATGCAGTAATTGAGATTAAATCTTTCATATTATTTGATCCTGGTCTTTTTTATAAAATCTTTTATTTTCAGGTTGGTACCATTCATACAAAGATGCAGGTACCCTTGAGTGATATCCTAATAATTGTTGTAATTCAAAACTAAACTCATCAATCCTGTCGTAACCAATTGCTCTTGGGTAATCTAATAATTGTTTCATGAACGGTTTACTTACGGTTATTGGGATTGCTCTTCTATGATCTTGTGTTATATTTAGTGCCGATGAATGCCAAACATTAGCGTTAAAAACTATCATGTCGCCCTTTTTACCAACGGCTTGTATAGCGTTTTGAAAAAATTCTTCGTCACTTGGTTTTTTTTTATCTAAATGAGAATAAGGCAATAGATATGTCGCTCCATTTTCAATTGTAAAATCATCCACCATTAATAAACAATTTAACATAATTGGGAAATCACCAGAATAAAATCTTAAATCTCGGTGAACAATTGCCGAGAAATTTGGTTGATTTGGTAGATTATCCAATCCACTAAATGAATTAATAATACACTTACTATTAAAAAAAGATTCCGAAAGGAACTCAAAGAATTTTTTACTTTGAATATCTTCCAATAAATTAATGAATATTGGATTACTTAATAACACATGAAGAGCAACTCCATTAGTTTGAATATCATTATTGTTATTTAATTGAGTTTCTCTATGCTCAATAAATGCTTTGTCCAAAGCATCCCTTAACAAATCTAACCAATTTTCATTGACTAAATTTCGGATAATTGTATACCCTTGTTCTTTTAACTCTATGCTATTTTCTTTTTTCATTTTAAAAATTTTTCGTTTTGAGCTCTTTCTCTTATAATTTTAGCAGGATTTCCATATGCTAAAACATTTGGTGGTAATGATTTAAGAACAACGCTACCAGCACCAACAACTGTATTTTCTCCAATTTCTAATCTATCTAAAACAGTAACGCCTAAAGTTAATGCGGAGAATTTACCCATTTTAACATAACCACCAGTCACTGAACCTGCAGAAATACTTGCAAAATCAGAAATTACACAATCATGTTCGACTTGTGCACCGGTTGCAAAAAATGTAAAATCACCAATTGTAGCTTTTGGATTAAATATTACTCCAGCCATTGCAACAACACCAACACCAATTGAAACGTAATTTCCAATTATGACTGATGGATGTATTGCATTTACAAATTCGAAATTAGGCATTCTACTAACAATGTCATTATAGACTAATTGTCTTGACCAATTATCTCCAATGGTTATGATACCACAATCAATGTAATATCTTTTGCATAATTCAACAATATCAGTTTGTCTTCCAAGGACTGGATAATCAAATCTAATACTTCCAATTTCTTGAACTGAATCGATTATACCAACAATGTTGTACTTACCTTCACGTTCAATAATATCTATGCAATAATGTGCTTGGTTTCCTCCACCAATTAAAACTATATTTTTCATTTTTTATAAATTTCAAATTTTGATAAATCAGGATAAGGTAATTCTAAATCAGCATTATGTTTTTTAGTACCATCGGTATTATAGAACTGGCCCATTAATAGAAGTCCACGAGCAGCTAGTTCAGGCATCATATAAAAATTCCATCCTAACATATCAAAATTATCATCATGATATGAACATTCACGGCGACCGCTATATCGAGCTCGTTTAAACCACATGTATGCATCATGATTATCAGTTAAGATCGCACCGCCTTTACTTAATTTAAAGTGTTTGTATGGACCAGTAAATGAGATACACATATGAGTTCCAGGTTTATACATGTCTGCAGTAAAGCTTAATGCTGAATCCCAAACATTACTTGGAGCCAATTGATATGCACCTTTAATTGTTCGCCCTTCAACTGGTGTAAAATTTATTTTAGCGCCAGCATGGATAATTTCACAAGGAACAGAAGGATATGTTCTTGCAGGTATCGTGATTTCCATACCTTCTACTTTTTCGTACATTAACGCTAAAAAAAGCGCATTACTTTGATTATCGACAGTTATTACATATGGGGCGCCAGTGTAGTCGCCTAATGCTTTTTCAAAGTCTTCAGTTATTTTGTATACTCCGTTTGCCATGTTATTCTATTTTTTTTATATTTTATTTATTTTATTTTTGAGAAGGTCGGTTTAAAATTACAGTATTCAAAACACACATCGAGTCTTCCATGTGGGAAACCTAATTTTTTATATTCAGATATATCTTTATTTGAAATTCCAGGAATTCTAGGAGTCACTCCTTGAAAATGTATTATTGGAGAACTAGTAGCGATTGCAAATTTCCAACCTTTTTTATATAACATTTCATACAAGTAATCGTCTCCACAGAAAAAGCTTAGAGTCTGAGGTATTTGAGAGTATGCAGAACGCCTCATTGTAAAATCCCAGCCCTGACGATATTTGTCTGAAAAAATTTTATAATTTAGTGGAGTGCAGGTTTGATAGTTAAGATGATTTGTAGCATGCGACACACAGCCAACAGTTGATTCTTTTTCAAAAATATCAAGAGTATCCTTTACAAAATTTTTAGGAATAATTACGTCATTATTTAGAAAGCAGTAATACTCATATTGATTTTGGCGTACAAATCCATTCCATAAATGGTTCAATGGAATATTTTGTCCATTGTATTGTATGCGCTCAATAAAAGGATATTTTAGTGAACTTAAAATATTTTTAGTATTTGGCTCAGTTGATCCATTGTCAATTATAGTCAACTTAAAATCAGTAGACGTCTGTTCAGAAAGTTGTCGAACGACGTCAGCGGTATAATTGATATGGTTTCGATTAATTACAATTATTCCAAGTTTCATAAAGTATCGTATATTTTAGTAAATTCATTGACTATTGTTTGAGGATGCCAATGTTTATTCATCCAAGCACGACTTGCATCTCCTTTACTTAAGATTGATTCAATTCCGCTATCAATAATTTTACAGAGTTCAAGTTCTAAGTCAGTGCTCCATATGTTAACAAATGGAGAAATAGTTGCACCAGACGATGATAATAAAACCCGTTCTACTTCAGGAGAAAGAGAGCAAATTGTCATCTTTCCAAGAGCCAGGCCCTCTAGTCCAGAACGGTGATAACTTGCAGTCACACATTCATCAATAATAATATTACAATTAGACTTGCGAGCAATACATTGATCTAGAGGAACTCCAGTAATAATGTCGATTTCAACGTCAGTTCCATATATTTTTTTAATTTTAGTTAGAACAGCAAGTGTGACTGAATATCCTTTATCATGCCATTGACCCATTTTAGTAGACCTGCTTGGAGAAAATCCTATTCTAACGACATTGCTTATAGACTTTGGTGTGTATTGAGCAGTTGTGAAATCGATAACATTTCTGACAATTTTGCAATTTGAATATTGAGGAAGAGTTGCATGGTATTGCGAAATAACAAGACGATTATCGACTCGGCTTTTTAGGTCTACTTGAAACGGTTCGCTATGATATTGCAAAATAGTTTTCTTACCTCGATTTACTGAAGGAAGACGATTATGCGCATGTAAAATATCATATCGAGCAGCTGACTCTGGTCTAGCTGCTCCATGCCCTATCATAGAACATCGATAACTTTTGCTAAATTTATTAATAGCAGAAGCAAGTTCGACTGGAGCTTTTGCTATTGGAGTAGCGCTATAATGATATACTGTTTTTATCATCTTTGATTTTTTTTAAAAACTCCAGGTAATATTTCCTTAAATGTTTTCTTTAGGTATAATTGTTCCGTCGCATACTCGTGGACATTTGAAATGGCCAGTGAATCATTTGATCGAAGAACAGATAATTTACCATTTTCATATCCATTAAATCCAAATAATGCTAATTCATAGTTAGTTAACCTTAGCTCGTCAATTAAAATAATTATAGCTAGACCGGATGTTGGGACGAGCGTATCTTTACGAAAAGTTCGAGTTATACTAGATTTGTCTGGATAATTATAGTTTATGATACGCTTCGATGGATAACTTGAAAGTATTTCATCTACTGCATTTTTCCATGGAGATATAGGTTTGGATAAAATAATTAAATAATCAGAATCAAGATCTAAATTAAATCGGGCTTCTCTAAATATGCAATGAATATTAGTTTTGGTTCCAGTATGCTTAGTTGAGGTTACATAACCATTAAATCTGATAATTATGTCATATGAATCAATGAGTTCTCCATATTGATAATTAAGAAGTTCTGCTGAATTTGCAACAACTGCTATTTTTTTACCATTTAGATATTTAAAAAGAGTTTCTCTACTTATAAGTTGAGTTGAGTTAGTAATTTTAGCTAACGGTTCAGGCGGGTTTACAGCTAACTTAGCGGTTACTTCCTTTTTTTGTTCACGTACTGCAGAATTAAAATTTAAAGGTTTACTCAATTTATGATTAAGTAAATGATTTTGATATAACCATACCTGATTGATTTTTCCATATTTAGGATTAGTATATGCTATGGTATCATAATCAATAAAACTTGCATTTGCTAATGCTCGAGCAAGTTGCATATACTTTGGATCTGGTACAGTCGATGCTAAAACTCCAAGCGTATCAGTATATTCAACGTTATTAGTTTGAAGTAAACTATTTTTTAGACAGTTTAAATAAGAATCAGTTGATGTTTTATTTAGTGAATCTGTATACGCAGTGTTTGGCGAATCTACATAAAAAATTGAATAATTACCAGCGACCATTATTTTATTTGGTTGTAAAATAGAAGTCACGTCCTTCATAAAAAGACAAGTATTACTAAAAAATAATAATTTACTTGGAGCAAAAGAAAAAATAAAGCACCTAAGTTGGTCTTGAACATGGGCTGGTGTTATTTTTAATCTTGGTGAAATTGCGACTGCTTGGGAAAATAGTACTATTTCAATATTTTGATAAATTGCTTTTAATTTTTCAAAGTTTAGACTTGAAAGAGGAAAGTTTGGATGTACAACTAGTGTTATTTTTCCGTTGAACCAGGTGTTGGTTTCAAGGAAACTGTGCACGCTTACTCTAGCTAAGTGGAACTGTGCATCGCTGGCAATTGTTACTGCATTTATCTTATTTTCCATCGAATTTATCTAAATCTTTTTGTGTATCAACATCAACTACTTCCGGAATTTCATAAAATATAGTAGAGTCGCAATATAAGTTCCTGTTTAATTTATATATTGCGCTGGACTTAAAAATACAGAGATAATGACTTATTTCGAAGCATTTTGGGTAGTCCTGGCGTCTATATAGATCATGGGGTGTAATTTGGGTACCGAATATACCATTTGATCCAAGCTCCTGTAAACAAAGATATGGGTGAGTCTGAGTCTCCTTCTTACATAAGAGGGAATCAGTTATTCCGAGCTTATAGTAATCTAAAAAGAACGTTAATGCCCTACCGATGTCCTCCCAAGTACGTTCAGGATAGGTTAAGTACAACATTACTATAATATCATCTGGTGTAGAGTCAATTTCGGTGAGTGCATGTAATAAGACATCACGAGTAGAAGTAGTGTCCCTTCCAAGGGAGTCAGGTCGTCTAATTACATTAAACCCATGGTCATTGGCTAGGGTTGCAACAATCGGATCGTCGGTAGTTACCCAAACTGATTTTTTATATTCTTCTGGAATAATATTTGCAGTGTGCTTAAAAAGAGTACGATTTTTAAAAGGAAGTCCCTTTGATCCTAGTCGGGCTGGAATTATTATTTTCATAGTTTATCGAATGCCTCGATAGATATTTTTGGAAGATCGACTCTACTTGTAGCGCTAAGATTATATAACCCTACTCCTCTTTTTTCAAGAGCTATTCGATAACTATTGTATGCTGAGTTAACTTTTGGTAAATTCCTGATCTTAATAATTTGGTGTTGTCCATCCTTCGGATTGTAAAAATGACCGTCTGTAAAATCAACTCCAATTAAGCCAATATTCTTTGCGCCCATTTTATAGGCAAGTCCAATTGCAGTATATGGAGAATTTTGAAAATGGTCAAGATGGTTGGGCTTATCTAAACTTGAAATAGAGGTTGTACCTAATTCAAAATGAGCAATATTTTTGTGTCTCCAACCAGCAACACAGGTAAAGAGACACTTTGCAGTTGACTCATTGACGAGCTTACGACGAGAATCAGTAAATCTCTGTGGAACATCGGTAACTAACAGATAAGTCGGCTGAAACAGTGCAGGTACATCGTTTACCCCTATTGTGATATATTTTGAATAAATATTCTTAAGCTGTAAAAGAGAAGTACCACATCCGCACACAATAATCTTCGAATCGGGATGAATCCCAACAAATTCGCTCATATTTTTCAGTAGTGCTGACATTCGAGTAGAACTTTTTCTTTTTTTGTTATACAATATAGAAGAATAAAAGTTTAGAAAAAAACTGATAAAAATGGATTATTATGCAATATTAGGAGTTCCGAGAACATCAACTGATACTGAAATTAAAAAAGAGTATCGCAAATTGGCATTAAAATATCATCCAGATAAAAATGCAGGTGATAAAACGGCAGAGGAACAGTTTAAAAAGATTGCAGAGGCGTATGGGGTATTGGGAGATCCGGAAAAAAGGAGAAAATACGATGCACCACATAGTGCTGGCTCATTTAGCTTTGACGATTTCGTTAATGGTTTCGGCAGTCAAGGATTTAGAGAAAGACAGACACAATCTAGTGGTCGTGCTCGATCAAGCCAACATAGAACGCACACACCTCCACCAGCAACTGAATACTTAGATATTAAAGTATCGGCTAGCATAGACTTAGCCGAGGCAGCTCAAGGTAAAAAGATTGAACTTAATTTTTCAAGAAAAAAGATCAATTATACTGGCAGAAGTGGTGACTTAATTACCTTTGTAAAAGAGGACGAGGAGAAGGAGATTAAGATTCAGTTAAATTTAAAAAAGACTTATCTTCAAATAAAGAAAGAGGGTAATCGGTATCTTTCAAAAGTAAGAGTCGGCAAACTTGGACACGAGGATGTTTATTCTAGAACGAATATTTGGGGAGAGCTTGAACAGCTACCTCTATTTGGAGATCTCTATGTGGAAATTGAAATTATCGTACCAGATAGTATAACACTAGAAGGCAATAATATTGCACAACGAGTAGATATTCCACTGTATAAAGTTATCACAAAAGGAGAAAAAATACGTATCGAAACTATCTTTAATAAGAAGTACGATGGCGAAATAAATCAGCCTCAAACACTTACTGATTTGAAATTTATTTTATCTTCTGAGGGTATAATTGACGAAAAAGGAAAGGTTGGAGACTATATAATAAAGTTTGATATCCTTACACCTGATGTAACTAAGCTAAACAAAGAAGAAAAAGCTGCTTTCCTATCCTATTTGAGCACCATTTGATAAGTGTACCATGAATTTTTTTACAAAAGCCTTAATAAATAATAAAAAAATTTAAGGCTTTGATAAATTCAAACAATAAGTCCAATAGTGAGGATGTAGTTCTTATTATTGAGAATGTTGGTCAGAAACTTGCCATACAAACTAACACCAAGAACGGAACCGTTTTAGAAGGTGTGTGTGCAGTATTTGGTGAAATGAACAACAATCGTAGAGTTTACGAGAAAAACGAGTATTTGCCTCATCTTTCCTATCTTAATGAGAAGATCGCAAAAAACCAACTAGTTGGTGCTCTAGATCACCCACAACATTTTGAGCCAAAACTAAGTGAAGCTTCACATATCATTGAAAACTTATCACACGATGGTGGTAACAAAGTAATGATTAAACTTCGAATCTTAGAAAACACGCCAAATGGTAAAATTGCAAAAGCCCTATTAGATGGAGGAGTTCAATTATCAATTTCTTCAAGAGCAGCTGGAACAGTTAATGAAAGTGGCCGTGTTACTTTACAAAGAATATTTACATATGACTTAGTTGGAGAACCTGGTTTTACTGATGCTGTCCTAAAACAAACAGTAAGCGAGTCTCTAAAAAATGAGTTTCAAATGATTACTGAGAGCTATTCTCACCTAAAAGAAATATCATTTATTTCTGCTAAAAAATTACAGGACGTTTCAGAAAGTTTGAATTTTGCAGATAATTTTAAAGTCTATAAGATAAATAATTCAAATAAAGAGTTAGGAAACGTATTTCAACCGACTCAAAAAACACAAAAAAATAGCACAACAATGGCCGATTTTGTAACAAGAGAACAAATGGATCAGTACTCAGAAGTTTTGAAAAATCAGTTTTCTGGCATTAAAAAAGAGCTTAAAGCTCAAAAAGTAATGTTTGAATCAACTGGTTCAGGATCACCTGAAGTAGATAATTTAAAGCTTGTAGGTTTCGTTAACTACTTAGCAGAACAACTTGAAGGAGTTGTAAACTACGCAGACTATCTTTCTAACAAACTTAACGAGTCTATTAAATATACTGAACATGTAGCTGAAACTACAAACAGCGGTATTGAATATTCTAGTTATGTTGGTGAAAGATTAAACCAAAGCATTAATCATCAAGATTACCTAGCTGAAAAATTAAATCAAACGATTAATTATTCAGAGTATATTAAAGAAAATTTAAACAACTCTATTAAGTATCAAGGTTATTTAGCTGAAGAGTTAGATAAAGGACTTCAATACACTGAATATGTTGCTGAAGGAGCAAACAGAGGAATTGAATACTCTGAGCACTTAGCAGAAAACATTAATTTGAACCGTGAATATCAACAATACGTTGCTGAGAAATTAGGTCAAACTATCGGTTACACTGAATACCTTGCAGAATCTTTAAATGAAGGAGTTACAACAGGCGGAAAACGCAATGTTTTAGGTGGAGTTTCTAAATTAGATGAATCAACTTCAGTTGATGCGCTAATCGCAAAAGTTGACCAAGTAATCACTGAAGTAAATGATAATTCTTCTAAAGCAGTTCTTGAAAACAAATATCCTTTCTTAAAGGTTATGACTGATGCTAAGAAGAAAGCATTCTATACACTAGATGCAGAGAATAAACAAGCGATTGTTGAAACTCTTAACGCATCTGTTTGGTTCAATGAAGCTGATGTAACTGGAATCATGGAAGCAGTAATTGCTCACAAAAACGAAAACGTTCCTGCACATATTAAATTCATGCCAGCTGATTTCAAACAAGCATGGTCATTAATGAATGAAAATGAAAAAGCAAGAGTTAATGCAAAAGCTCAATTATATACTATCAAAACTCCATACCAAGCTATGACTTTCTGGAGCGAAATAGATATGAGAGGACTTAATGAAAGAGTAGAAATTCAAAAGAATAACGCAAAAATAGAAGCACAGCTCAACGAAAGCCAAGGTACAGAAGGCCTAATACCTGTAAATCAGGTTGTTGAGATGCAGAGAGGTTACTCTCAAGGTTACTTAGAAATGTTATCGCGTCAAGCAGACTATCGAAAGTAATAAAATTTAAAAAAATCAACAAAAACAATGGCACGTACTAAAATTTTTAGACGTTCAAGCGACGCTCGCTTGTCAAACACTTGGAAGCCTGTTCTTGAAGGATACGGAGCAGATATGTCGAAGACTCCATGGTTAGCTGAGTACGCTCACAACCACGCGATTTTCGATAATACTACACCATTATTCGAACAAGCAACTCCAGGATTATTTTTCCAACAACCATCTTCTTTAGGCGGTTATATGGGAGCACCAACTGCACCAACTTCTGGACAAACTCCATTTTCAATGGGTGCAAAAAATTCTTACTCAGATTCTGGATCTGGTGACAAATTCCCTTCACTTTTACCTGTAGCTATCCAAGTTGCAGCTAAAACAATCGGATTTGACTTAGTACCAGTAATTCCAATGGATTCTCCAGTAGGTTTCTTACCGTACTTAGATTACGTTTATGCAGGTGGTCGTACAGACAACCCTAACGGTAATGGGAATAACTTTGATCCTTATTTGATTAAGGTTGAAGGTCTTACTTACAATGAATTTCCAAGTGCAACCTCTGGTGATACTGTAAATGGTGCTGCTGACTTTACTGCAGAATTCGTAGGATTCTCTCGTATCGATGGTAATGTAATCATTAAAGTAAAAACAGATATTTCAACTGCAGGTGAAGGTTTCGTATCGGATAACGTACTTGGTTTCCTTGCTCCACTTACTATTAATGGTGACGGTCCATTTACAGGTACCGCAGTATCTTTAGTTTCTGCACTAGAAAACCACATCTCTGGTTTCACTTCAGTATCTGATGCTGATTATGCTACTACAGACTTCAATGGTCCATACTTACCAACTACTGGTACTGTACCGGGATCTATGAAGAGAGATAAAGCTGAGCTTTCTAAATTCCGTCAAATGGGATTAAGAATGTTCACTAAATTCGTAGAAGCAGAAGGTGACCAAGTGTCTATCTCTGCAACTGTAGAACAAATCCAAGATTTGAACCGTGTATGGAATTATGACGTAATCTCTATGTTAGAGAACGTTGCAGTTAACGACATCGCTCAATCTATCAACAAGCGTTTAGTTGACAGAGTATTAACTCTTGCGGCTACTCACTCTACTGAAGTAGCATTAGTTGAAGGTGCAGGTATCACTAACCTAGACCTTACTGCTGGTGGTGGTGGATTCGAAAACGTTTCTACATTACAACGTCGATTAGCGACTAAAGTTCTTGAAATGGCTAACTTGATTTATCATAGAGGTCGTTTCGGAGCAGCTACCTTCATGGTAACTAACGGTCGTATCGCTTCTGCTCTTGCAGACGTTGCTGGTTACTCAATTGCTCAAGTTCCAACCGATATGGCTGGAGTAGCAGGTAACCTTTACCCAGCTGGTAAAGTTTACGGAGTACAAGTATACGTAGATCCTAACATGCGTTGGGGAGATAACCGTGTAGTATTAGGCCGTAAAGGTGCTGATGAAGAACCAGGTATCAAATTCATGCCGTATATCATGGCTGAGTCTTTACAAACAATTGCAGAGGGTACATTCTCTCCAAAAATTGGTATGAAGTCTCGTTATGCTATCACAGAAGCAGGATGGCACCCAGAAACTCAATACATTAATATCGAGATCGATCCTAATGCTATTGGAGTTCTTACTGGAAGCACTGCTCCTGCTACATCATACGGTACGCTTTAATTAATAGTTTACTAAATAAGAATAGAGAGCCCGTAAGCTCTCTATTTTTTTGTTATAAGGATAAATAATAAAAATAACTCAAATAAATGGCATTTATTAATTGGGGGTCAGAGAGCCCAGAACAATTGGCAATACGTCGCAGATTCGAAGAGCAGACGATGTACGAACAGATGGTTCAAATGGCACAAAGTAGAGCAGGTCAAGCTCCTGGTGCTGCTGGAGTAGCTGGCGGTGGCGGGGATCCTTTAACTGGTCTATATGGAGTAGGAGCAGACGGTCTTATCTATAACTTAAATCGAGGAGAAGCAAATTGGCCTTATAATTTTGAGTCATTTTCTAACGTTACACAAATCACCTTAAACGGAGACGATGGGTTCCTATATGCAATAGTAGATTCTGGAGGCACTGTTGATTTTATAAGAATTGACAGGACAACTAGAGAATTTACATTTATTGACAACGATATTTCAGATTATGCGATGAAGGGAGCCTCGTCTCTCTATTATGAAGGAGACGGTAAATTTATCTACCTAGATAACCTATATAAAAAAGCAATTAGTAGTATTATTCGAATTGAACTAGACCCACTTTCACCAGAAGTAGCAACGGCAACTGAAGTTTCAGAAGTGGATGAAGGAGTAACTGGTTATATACTTAGAAACCTATTTCTCTATGAAGGAGTCACCTGGGCAGTTGCAATAGATACTGGGTCCCCAGTCTTTATTACTGGACCATTTAATATTAATTCAGGCACGTTTGACTATTCTAATATATTAGCCCCTTCACCAAGTGAATCTAATATTAATATTGTATCAATCGAAACAGTACTTGGAGTAGTTGAGCATAATGGCGTCGTATATGTAGCCGCAGTATGGTTCGATCCTGAAGTTAATTACTATTTTGGGCTATTTAAAATGGACACGGACAACGGCGGAGCTGTCGCCCCATATTATTTGACCTTTGTTAAAGACTTAATTATCGCGGAAGCCGAGGACGTTCCGATCGTTTCAATCACTCGTTTCTAAAAAAAATTTAATTATATGAAATTGTGTATACTATGCGAAGACGCAAACATCACCGAGGCTCGCAAAACCTCAGCTGATGTTTTACCAAAATACGAATTTGCTGAGAGATTACTTGAATTAAAAAAGAGGAAAGATCCTGAAGCGGCACTAGAACATTTAAAAATACCTCTTTCCCCAACTGGAGAGTTACCAGCAACCCATTGGTTTTGTTTCATCAACGTAAACGACACAACCTATCAAAAAATGCTGGAGTCTCAAAAGTATACCATTATTGAAGAGGCAGTACCGTCTGAGTTTTTAGCTAAACATAACTTAAAGAAAATAAAAAGCTTTGGTCCAGGATTATAAGTTACTCAAAGGATTTGTCAGTCGAAGCGAAACTGAAGAAATAAAGGCTTGGGTCGATAGTTTAACTATTGAGTCAGGTTCGCCGAATCATCACCTTAGTGAGTTGGCTAAAGCCATAAATGGAAAATCCATTATTTTTGATATTGCAGACACTAGCTATACTAATTATATTACAAAATTTCAATCGATTTCGGCAGTCAAGAATGAGCCTGTCCCAGTGATCATTCTTAAGCTAATTGATAGAATTGCAGAAACTTTAAAGATTTCAAAAGATCATATCTTTCTACAGGCAGTAGACATGAATCGCGGCGGGCGGATTGCTCCGCACTATGACGCTTCAGTCGAAGGTTGTATCAATTATAAGTGTAATCTAAGCGTACACTCAGAAGATTATACGATGCATATTGATAAAAATAATGTGCTAATTCAGGAGACTGATCTATACTGCTTTGAAGCATCTCTTTACAAACACTGGACTGATCCTTTTAAATCACGCAGAATATTTTTAAGTTTTGGTTTTATCTTAAAATACGAAGAGTTAGGGAGGACCGAACTGGATCCTAGAGTAAGGTTGAGCAAGCGTATAGAAAAGTACTTTCAAAAATAAAATAAAAAAGGACCAATTTGGTCCTTTTTTTATATGGTGGGCATCCTTCAAAAGCCGTAAGATAAGTAGAATAATTAAATTGAATTTTGAACGAGTGAGGTTTGCTTTTTGAACTCTTGTGTCTTGAATTTTGAGAAAATCGCTATCTTAATCGTGCATCATTCTGTCAGAATTTGTATAGACGTGCAAGTCTGATATTATGCTACAGATAATACTTCTAGTGTCAGACGCCCATATTAGATCTGGGTAGTATTATTAAAATGATCCAATTTTTCTTGGATTGCATCCAATTGACCTTCGATTAGATCCATTTGCGAATCTTTCCACTTAATATCAAAGTGAGCTTCCATTTCTACTGAATCGTCAGCATATCTGTCGCGAAACCGCCCGTTTGTCGTGTTTAAACTACGAACGTTATTGATTTTAGTCTTTAATTCAGAAAGAGTAAAGATTTGGTCTCTTACTGGAGCAGAAGCAGTATGAATCTTGGTTTTTAGCTCAATTAGAGAAGTAACCTCTGCATTATATTCTTCCCAAGTAGCCTCAAGATCGTATGGCTTTTCTGCACCCTCAATTGATGAGTTATGTTGCGAAATACGGCTCCACAATTTTTGAATTTTAGAGACTTTTTTGTTCTTTTCTTTTAGTGCTTGTGCAATTGTCATGACTTTTTTCTTTTATTTTTAGATGAGTTATAATTAAATCGTTCTTTGATTGGGGTAAGGTCTGATACTAGCACAATAATTGGGCAATATCCATTATCTTCAGGATACTTTTGCCAGATTTCACGCATTCTGCGGCCGGCTTCACAATCTAAGATGAATAAACTGTCTTTTGCTGGGGTAGAAACTGCATACTCGTTTACGAGCGGTTTCTTTGTTTGATCCACTTGTGCCGAAATTACTTCGCTGACCAACAATAACAAACTAGTGATTAGTATTTTCATTTTACTACTTCTTCGTAAGATTTCCACAATACTTGACTCATTCCTTCTGCTAAAGGTTCTTCTCCCTCTTCGGGTTCTACTGGAAATGCAAGTAAAATATTTCCATTAATATCTTTTGCAACTGCCACGAAACCAAATCCTTCACAAATAATTGAGGTATAGTGTTCGTTCGGAAGACCGTCTGCGATTTCATGAATATCGAAATCTGATCCTATTCCTGTTTCATCGTGGATTTCACACCACTGCTTAGAAAATTCTGCCATAGTTTTTGATTATTTGCTTAAATTATACAAAGAAAAGTTATAAGGTTTCACAAAAGGTGAGGTTTTGCCTCATTTATTCCAGCATTAGTAACTATTACATACTCTGGATAATATTCATGTAGGTTAGTTGCACCAGCATAGGAAAGCGCAGAACGAACTCCATCTAAAAGACCATTAACTATAAACTTAGTGCCACCTTTATATGGAATAACAGTAGACTCGCCCTCTACATTTCGAGCAGCTTGTCCGTGTGCAACTTTAGTTTCAAGCGAAGCAGAACCCCGATATCTCTTATATAGACCATTTGTTTTTTCAATAATTTGACCAGGAGATTCGTCAGTTCCCGCAAGTAAGGAACCTAACATTACACAATTTGCGCCGACTGCTAAGGCTTTTGCAATATCACCACTCGTTCTGACTCCTCCATCTGCCATTACGGGCACGA